GCCTCAGCCACCGAGTTGTTCCATGAGGCGTTGATGATGTGGACGGCATCGAGGCTGGAGGCCAGGCTATCGACTTCCTCTTTGAGCTGCTTGGTTGCACCGCCCGCCGCAGCCATGGCTGCGGGCATGCCCTGCTCCATACGAGCGATGAATTGCTCAACCCCGACGCCGCCGAAGTCGCTCTTCTGGCCGACCTGGTCGAGCGTCGCGTCAAGTTCTTTCGTTAGTTCACTGATATCACGACGGGTCGCTAAGACCGAATCACGCACGCTGTGAAAGACATCATCGACGCCACTGGCGAGCGCTACTGTCGCGTCCATTGCCTCTTGCGCACCGCGATGCCATTGCTCAGAGGCGGCGAAACTCTTATCAAAGGCTTCCTGTGCGGCATCACCGGCTTCGGTCCAGATGTTTTTCGCTTCGCTCAGGCCACCGAAACCTTTTTCTTTCAGTACCCCCAATGCATTGGTAAAGCCTTCGGCCACCAACCACGTCGATTCGATCATGCCCTTGACGAGGAGAAGGCCGGAGACCGCCCCAGCACCAATTGTCTCGAACGCCTTACCAATAGCTAGAACAGCCGTCGCGGTTGCGGCAGAGACAGCCGCGATCGTCGCCAGTTTGTCAACTGCCCCATCAAGTCCGCCGGTATCAAGATCAAAGATGTCTCGCAGTACCGCTGCGGTTTGTGGTGCTCGGGCGTTGATCTCATCAAGACTCATGCGCAGGGCAACAAATCCGCCAGCGAGTCCTGCCAGAGCCGTGGTTATGCCCGCGATGGCGATAAATCCCGGCCCACCGACGAGACTCACCACGGTTCCGAGCGCCAGCGCAGCCGGGCCAGCCGCTGCGGAGACCGCCGCGATGCCAGCCGCGAACGCCAGCAAGTCCGGCGATGCTGAAGAGACAAATCCAGCGACGTGTTCTACGGCGCCCCCAATGCGTTCGATTCCTTCGGCTATTCCTGGTTGAAAGGCTTGGAAGAGGGTGATCCCGATGTCACTGACTTCGTTGCGAAGCATTTGGAGTTGACTGGCCGTTGTCTTATACCGTTGCGCCGCCTCATCAACCAGTGCCGTGTTCTCTTCCCAGGCTTGGCTACCAAGCTGGATACTTTCCCGTAACAGGTCACCGGCCCCAGACGCTCGGAGCAACGCATCACGGACGCGAATCTCTTGGAAGCCGAGTTCTTCGAGCACCGCAAAGACGTTGGTGCCCTCGTCGCTAATGCGTCCCAAGCCTTCGACAAACGTGATGACGGCTGATGCGGCATCCTGCTCGAAGAGCCGGGTGAACTCTGCCACTGAAAGCCCTGCAACTTCGGCCATCATGCCAAGTTCTTCGGTGCCCGATGCAACCGCGTTGGCCATCTCGATCATCACGCGGGATATCGCCGTGCCACCGGCTTGCGCTTCGATGCCGACCGACGAGAGCGCCGTGCCGAAGCCCAGGATTTCCGCTTCGGTCAGGCCAATCTGCGCGCCCGCACCAGCGATGCGCAGCGCCATCTCAACGATTTCGGCCTCTGTGGTTGCGAAGTTATTGCCGAGCGCCACGACTGATGAGCCGAGCCGGTCAAAGTCCGCTTGGTTCATTTGGGTGATATTGGCGAGTCGTGCGAGGGCCGTGGCTGCCTGGTCGGATGCCAGGTTCGTGCTATTGCCGAGGTCGACCATCACGCGGGTAAACCCGAGAATGGCATCGGTCTGGATACCGAGCTGTCCAGCCGCCTCAGCCACCCCAGCGATTTCGGTCGTCGTCGCTGGAATGGACTTGGCCATGTCACGGATGCCGGTCTCAAGCCGTGCGAAATCGGCTTCGGTTCCGTCAACCGTCTTGCGGACGCCAGCGAAAGCCGACTCGAAGTCGATTCCAATCTTGGCGACGCCGATGGCCATGCCTGCCAGCGGAACCGTGAGTCCCGCCGTCATAGCGGCACCGGTGCGAGTCATGCCCTGAGCGGCTTTTTGGGCGAAGGAATTGACCGTGCCGGTCATGCCTTTGAGCGCGGACTCTGCCTCGCTGGTATCGCCGCCCACCCGGACCATCAGTTGTGCGGCTGTGATGGCCATCCGTTGCCTCTCCTAGCGCCGCCGTCCTCTGGCTTTCGCTTTCGCCTCAGCCTTGCGTCGTTCGCTGCGTTCGTAGGCCGCCTCGGCGCTCATCGACTCACCAGCCCAGGCGCGCCAGACCAGCGGCTGTTCGGCCAGTTCCCACGGAGGCACCCCCAGGTATTTGGCCTGCTTGATCAGTGCGTACCATTCCGGGCACGTACCGATGCCGCCGTTCGACGCGAGCCATTGGCGGAGCTCGCGTCCCTGGCGTTTGGGTTCTGGTTGTCTCCAATGGCGCGGGTGATAATCCCCATCACGCCCAGCCCCAGCGCACCGATCGTCTGCGCATTGACCGGCAGGGGCTTCTCCTTCTCATCCAGCACGTCCCACTGGACAATCAGTTCAGCCAGCAGTTCGGCACTGGCGGCAATCGAACCCTCATCGGTCTGTGCTTCTTTCAAGCGACGTTCGAGTTCCACCGTGAACTTGTTGGGGTCATAGGTCACGTTCAGCGTGTCCTCGCCAAACGGGATACTGATGCGCTCTTTGCCCACGACGAGTGCGGCAACCGAAATTGGCATGCGGGACTCCCCTCTCTGCGGTCTAGTAGCCGCTCTGCTCGTTGACCACGCGAATCGAATAGGCTTTGCCCCAGTCGGCATCCTCGACAATCGCCAGCGACCAGGAGGCGACCGCCAGTTCCTGCACGTCTTCCATGGATGGCGCTTCCGAGACCTGCAACGCCGCGTCAATGCGCAGCGAGAAGGCACTGCCCCCGACCGTGGTCCCGCCGATGGCTTCAGCCCGCACGAACTTGGTCGCACCGGCGCGCATGGTGTCGAACATGCCCATGCCCACGTCATCGGCCCCGAGCTGCAGCGTGGCGTTCACCGCCACCTCTTGTGATTCGATGGTGGTGGCGTAGGAGTCGAGCGCGCTGTTGATCGGCCAGATGGCCGCATGACGCCCGGAAATGCTGAAGGTGTAGTTGAAGTCACGGGTCAGCTTGGTGGTTCCCAGCGATGCGGAATCGTCATCGAGGTAGACATCCCACTGGCTGGGCAGAATCGGCACGAGGTCAAGCAACTCCGGGTTGCTGGTGAGCGCCGTACCGGTGACCAACGCACGGCCCAGCATCGCGCCGGTGATGCTCGAATCCTCACGCGAGACCGTAATCTCGAAGTCGGTGAAGATACCGCCGGTAAAGAGGTCTGCCCGGTCAGAGTCACCGCGCTGGACGGTGAACGTGTTGAAGGTATCAGCGGCGGTGTTGTTGGACTCGAACGTGTAGGCGTAGGCCGTCCCGGCTGCCGTGGTGCCGAACCCAACAGCGGTCCCGGCATTGATGATGGACGATAGGGGGTAGATGATTTCGGTATAGGTGGGTTCGCCCTCGACACTCGCTTGCATCCACTCACGATTGAGTGCCGTCAGTGCCGCGTATTTCTGCCCTGCGGGGCGAAAGGTGTCAATCTCGGCCTGGGGCTCGAACATGATGGACATCGAGCGCAGACGGCGATTCGCCGCCGCTTCCGTGCCCGCAGTTCCTTCGATTCCGACCTGGGTAACCTGGTATACCGCTGCGTGATCAGCCATGTGATGAGCCTCCTAGAAACGAAAACGCCCGCCTCATTGCTGAAGCGGGCGCTCGCGCGGCGGCTCACCTAGTCATCAGGCGCGGCACGAATCCGTGCGGAGCCTTACTTGCTATTGGCTATATTATAACGCTTTTCGATTGCGCGCAGAACAAGAAGAAGCCCACGCCGAATCTCTAGCCAGAACTCCCGGTCGCGCGTCTCGGCATCCATGTTAGGAATCGGTCGCATAGACACGGTAGATACCGCCTAACTCGTAGTAGGTGATGCCGTCTTGCTGGTAGACGTTGCGGAATGGGTTGTCACGTGTCGAAGCCAGCACTTGGCCGCCGACGATGGTCCCGGATGTCTTGTGGAGCTGGGTGTGTATCCGGTCAGCGTAGCCTTCGAGCGGCTGAAATGAGGGGCGGCCACTCCGAAACTCCTGCACCGCCACCACGACGTAGAGCAGGTTGCTCATGATGATGTAGGCACCGACGCCGGCCTGGGAATCGGTGTTCGAGAGCGCCCGGAATTGCACGAGCGGGAAACTCTCGCCCTCCGGCACCACATGACCGTAAATGCCGAGCGCAGCAAGGGTGCTATCGGCTTCGAGTTGAGAATAGAGCCAGGTGTCACCGACGAACAGTTCTGTCATGCAATCAACGCTTCCAGTTGCTTGTAGGCGGCGATAAACGGCGCGCGGTTTTCCTCAGCCGCTGGAATCAGCATGCCGAGCGCGCTGATGTGGACGGTGCCGAACTCGTGAAAGATGTGGTAGAAGACGCTGTTATAGATAATCCAGGTGGTGGCATCGAGTTGTTCGACGACGTAGCCGCCCTTCATCGCGCCGGTATCGACGCGGGTGGTGCGGTCGATCGCGCCCCGCTGGATATCGAAGGCTGTCTTGCGATTGATTTGGTCCGCTGCTTTGGGCAGCCGTGCGGCGATCGCAGGCAGCTTGTTATAGCTAATGCTGACGGTGGTTTTCAGCGCCATTACTCGCTCACCATCGCAATCACTCGCGTGCTCAGTTCCCAGGAGCGGGGAGCCAACGGCGCCACAATCTCATAGGTCACGCCGTCGGAGACGATGCGGTCGGTCGATTCGATATCGGTCTCGGCTGGGAAGGTGATAATCCAGTTCGATTCCATGCCGCTTTGCCCGGCCACGACCGGCTCATTCGGGCGGAGCATGCTGGGAGAGACGCGACAAGCCACGGTGCCCGCCGGTGAGACACTGCCACTGATCCAGCCACCCGCGCCGTCGGACGTGCCCGCGCTCATGCGGTTGATGACGCAGGTCGAGGGCAACGAGTCGTCGAGCGTGCCACGCATGGCGGCGATTTCGGCGTCAGTTAGCATGGAGCCCCCATTCACGCATCACGGTTTCCGCAGGGATTCGGTCAGGTCGAAGGTGCGATTGATTCCCCCATGCGCTGACATCAGGGGCTGAATGTGTTGCCAGGTCCATCTGCACAAGCTGATAGCCCAGCGCACGAAGCTGTTGACTGGCATGGAGGTCTTCACCCGGACTGCGCTGCGGTATCACGTCACGAATCACCGGCCAGTCACGGGCACGAAACGTCCAACTGGCAGACGGGACGCTATCTCTGACCAACGCCTTCTCACCACCAACCTCGACCATCGCACGCACTTGGTTCCAACTACTCCATAAATCCTCGATGAACAGCCCAGCCAGAATGATTTCGTCCGACGCCGCGCCCCAGAACGCCTCCAGCCGTGGCAGCCAGCCGTCTTTGTAGGTGATGTCATCAGCGCTGAAGACGACGATATCCGGACCGGATTCCAGCGCCGCTTCGATGGCGCGAATCAGCCCGTACCACATGGCGCTGTTGCGGTTGTCGACGATGCCGCGTGGGCAGTCGCGAACCAGTTTGTCGGTCATGTCAACCGAACCGTTTGTGAGCACGATAGGCTCAATCCCCGCCGCTCGGATAGACGAGAGCGTCGATGCCAGGTAGCCGGCGCGTCCGGTCTTGATGGCGTTGAATGTCAACACGGCAGCTTCGATGGTCACAGCACCCGCTCCACATCCTGAACCCAAGCCACCATAAAGTCACGCGCTTGCCTCGGTAGATACTCCCAGTAGGCCATATGCGCGACGAGGATGCGCAGCTTGCCGAGAATCGTGTCGGAGGCCAGTGGATAGACCGTTTTCAAGTCAGACACGAACCGCTCGGTATGCCGCATGCCCCACATCTCGGCCTCGAGGTCGGCTAACAGGTCATGCTCGTGGCGTTCCTGCCGCACGAATGGCTGGCCAAAGGCGACGTGATAATCCGTCTCTTGAAGTACTCTTTGTGCGATGTATGAGCCAAAAATATCGTCATACCTTCCGATGCCGGGCGGTAGGAGCATCAGTGGCGCGAGTTCACGACTATAGGCCGTATTCTGGCTGTTGATCGGGCTCCAGGCTGTCTTCGGATTGATGGCGGTGCCATTCCATGACAGTTCACCGTAATGAGCAACGTGAGGAAGTGAGTCCATCCGCTCGGTAGCGTTGATATCGGGATCATCATGAATCAGTCCGGTGGCGATGCCAGCACGTACAGTCCGACCAATCAAGTCTGGTTGCTGTTGTCCGAACTGCCAGCGTTGTCCATCTCGAAGACTGTAAGGGAAACCACGAGCATAATAGCTATCTGGCTCTGCCCAGCCGCCCACATTGAACCAACCATGGGGGTAGGTGTATTGATGGGCTGGCATCGGATTGGACAGCATCATCTCAATCTGCGTGAAGTAGTCTTGGCGTTCAGGAATGTTATCCGTATCCACCGTCACGATAATGTCAGCACCGCTCTTGATAGCCTCTAGGATCGCGATATTCCGCCGCTGGATGCTCTTCCAGCCAATCACGTCCGAACAGGCATAGCCGAGCGCTTCCTGCTCTTGTGGAGCGATGTAGCGCGCACCGATGCCGGTACAGAAGTCGGCTATCTCGGACTGTGGCCCGTTCACGTCGCCCGCCACGATGATGTCAACATCCGGGCCGATGCGCCGGTACTCGGCGAGAACGTGCGGCACATGGACGGTAGTACTGACTAAGCAGATGTTCATTCAGTTTCGCCTCGATACGCAGCAATCGCTTCTTGAACACGATCTTCGCCACTATCGGCAGAATCCCACCACTCAACGGCATGCCAGATGTTTCGTAACCGTTCCTGACGTGTTTCAATACGGACCTTGGCTTGACGGATAATCAGGAGCACTTCTTCCGTTTCACGGGCAGCATCTTCGGCATAGCCAAGCCCAGCTAGGCGCTCAGCCATTTGCTCGATTTCGGCCTCCATAGTGAAGAGGCCCATATCGCAGTCTTTGGCGAACAAATAGTTGTAACTTCCCCCGCTCACGCTGCCACCTTTCGCGCGGCGACCTGCTTAGCGATCCAGCGGTAGGTCGGCTTGAGTCCATCACGCAGGCTGGTCGTTGGCTCCCAGCCAAGCACCTCACGGCAGAGCGAATTGTCGGAGTTGCGCCCACGGACGCCCTGCGGCTTGCTCAGGTCATGGCGAATCTCAATCTCGACCTTGGCCCACGCTGCGACCAATCGTGTCAGATTGTTGATGGTCGTGAGTTCGTCACTGCCGATGTTCAGCGGTTCAGCATAGTCGGACTGCATCAGGCGATAGATGCCTTCAACGGTGTCATCAACGTAGGTGAAGGAACGGGTTTGCTCACCGTCGCCCCAGACTTCAATTGAGATGCTATCGGTCGTGAATCCGAACTCAGCCCCGGTCATTGCAATCAGTTTCGCCGTTGCCACCTTGCGGCAAATAGCCGCTGGGGCCTTCTCACGGCCACCGTCCCAGGTGCCCATCGGGCCGTAACTGTTATGTAAGCGGGCGATGCGCGTCTCTAGCCCGTACTGTTCGCGGTAGTAGTGGCACGCCCGCTCGTGAATTAGCTTCTGCCAACCATAGGCATCCTCAGCAGGGTCGGCAGGCATCACCATATGCTCAGCAAGTGGCGTCACGTCGGGGCGGTCCTGTAGATACTGGGGATAGACCACGGCGCTACTCGTGAACAGGTAGCGCTTGACGGCACAGAGGCGGGCCGCTTCGAGCATGTTGGAGTTGACCAGCAGGTTGTTGCGCATGATGTCGGCATGATGGCCCTGGTGGATGAATCCAAGTCCGCCCATCTCAGCAGCCAGGTCGTACACCTCATCGACGCCCTGGCAGACGCGGATGCACGCGCTCATGTGGCGCAAGTCGAGCAAATAGAACGCATCGGCAGCGGTGGCGCCGAACTCGGGATACTTCAGGTCGGCCCCGATGACGTGGTAGCCCCGCGCCTTGAGATAGCGCACGAGATGCGAACCGATGAAGCCGCCTGCGCCGGTCACGAGTGCTGTGGTCATTTGCTTCCACCTTGGGTCATGCCGCGAACCGACTCTGCGAGGAACGTGCGAGCGAGTTCGAATGCTTGTGCGTTAGAGAATCCCTGACTAAGCGCTTGTTGCCGAACCAAGGCAAGCACGCCAATGAAGTTAGCGATGGCTTCTGTCTGCTGGTCACTATTCGCGATACCAAACAGATTCTTCAATTCGTCGTCTTTCACGTCGCCACCCTCTCGATAATCTCCCGGTCTGCCAGCCAGTGGTCGTATTTGTCGATGTTTGCGACCAAGTACGCCGGATGCTGCTCACCGAACGGCTCATAGACGTAGACGTTATCCGGGTTGCCGCTCGGGTCTTGCCCCGTCCTAATGCACTCGGCGAGATGCGCTTCGTTGGTAATGGCTGGGGTGTCACACTCGGCATGGCTGAACGATTTGAGCTTGTTGCGGAGACTAGCGACGCCGCCGAAACTTGAGTACGACCAGCCGCCGTCCTGGAAGCACCATTCCCCCTTCATAACCGATAGCGTGTTACGAAGTGACTGCGGCAAATCAAGGTCGGCATACCGAATCGCTCGCGTGCCAAACCAAGGCCGCGTGTGTCGCCAGTTGAGGGTCATGCTGTACAACGCCTGCTCATACGCCACACGTTCAAAGTCCGCAAGCAGGAACGGCAGGTGCTTTATCGTTTCAGGATTCGGAATCTCGTCAACGTCGCTCACCAGAATCACGTCATCCGGCTCGCAGCCATGCAGCCCGCGCATAATCGCGTTGCGCTGGAAGTGCTCCCGATGCCAGGGGTTATCGGTTGCTGGCAGGTCACGCACAGCCACATAGTTAATCCGATGGATGAAGGCAGCGAAGCGTTCACAGTTCTCGGAAAAGTAGAGTGGCTTGGGATTGCCCCTGAACGTCTCCGTTGCTTCGACGAGTACGAACTGGTCCACCACGTCACCGAGCACGTTCAGCCGCAGTTCGAGCATGTCGAGTTCGGAATCGAACAAAAACGCATCGACAATCACGGCGTTGGCTCCATCAGGTAGGCCACGAGGTCAGGATTGCGCTGTAGGGTGTCCAAGAGCACCGGACCAAGAACCGTCACAAGTTGTTCTTCACGATTCGCCGGAAGTGGCCTCCCACAGATGTCGATCAATGTGTGCAACACCTCATGAATCAAGACTTCCGCTTGGCGGGATGGAGCACAGTCAGAGTGAATCGTGATGACATGCTTCTTGTAATTGACATCGCCATAAAACTCGTTCTCATCAAGCCGAACGTTGTCATTCGTCTGAATCTCATAACGAAATGGTCCAACGGTTACTTGCGTCGGTATTATCACGGCGCCCGCCATTCCCAAATCGAATCCGCCACCACCGTCGCGTTCGGCAGCACGTCAGACAGCGCTTCCTTGACCTGACCAACGCCCCAATCATGGCCGCACATCAGACCACCGGACGCCACTAACGGCAGCCAGTTCGTCACGTCATCACAGACGCTCTGGTAATCGTGGCTACCATCAATAAAAACAAGGTCGAACGTGCACTCCCGCTCGCGATACCGCTTGGCTGCGTCCAGGCTGGTCATGTTGAGATGCACGCATTTCCCCTTGACCAATTCCGGCATCAGGTGCTGCGTAAACAGCTTCTGTAGGTATTCGGGCCTGAGCGGCTGGTCTTGCTCACCACGCCAATCGTCGATGGCGTAGACAATGCCCGGCGTGGCCATGGCTAATGCTTTGGTACTGCGACCGGCGAAACTGCCCACTTCTACGATGCTGTGATGGTGCTGGGCTTGCTCTGCGAGGTAGCGCAGCTCGGTCAACGACATCCAGCCAACGATGCGTGCGGCCTGGTCGACAATGGTGTCGATGCTCAAGGTGGTGGTCATGCCGTCTCCTCTAGCGTCAACTGCTGCGTCTGCTTGGCCGCTTCACGCTCCCAGTGAGCAATCCGATGGCGGGCAATGGTGACGTACTCCGCTTCGGCATCTATCCCGATGAAGCGGAAGCCCTGTCGAGCCGCACTACAGCCGGTCGAGCCACTGCCAGCAAAGCAATCGAGCACCAGCCCACCTGGCGGGGTCACTAAGCGCACCAACCAATCACAGAGAGAGAGCGATTTAACTGTCGGGTGAGAATTGGTCATGCCGTCGGGTAAGCCAAGGTTCCGTTCGCGCCTGCTCGCCTTCGCCTGATAGATTAGGGGCGCGTCGATGTCCGGGTGGAACTGGGGGAAGAAGCGGGCAGCCGACCCCGTATCTGGTTGCCGTTCTACGTGAATGCGCCGCTCCAGTTCATTGCCTCGTAAGCCAACGTGACGGCCTTTGCCATCCTGCCCAGTGCCGCCACTCTTGCGCTCCCCCGACTGCTCCCCAAGCACCCGGACAGGGCATGACTCGTGGCATCGCCAGGCGGTCACATGCTCGCCGGCGGTGTAGGACTCAGCGAGGCCGTCTTGGCCCGCATGGCCGTTCGTGCTCAGTCCACCTTTGCCGCGCTTGGCCGGATAATGGCCGTTGCCCTTGACCCGCGTGGTGCCGAGCGGGACGCAGTGCTCGGTGTGTTGCAGCAAAAGATTACTTGGCCATCTCCCGGTACTTAGAGTGTGGCTTTGACGGGTCAATGAGGTGAAGTCGTGCGTGATCGCCCCGCCGCATGAGCTGCAAGTTTTCGAGCCGGTTGTCCTGTTTGTCGCCGTTGATATGGTGGAGGACGTGTCCGTCAGGGACGGGTCCATGGGCGTCTTCCCATACTCGTCGGTGCTCAAGTTGGTTTTTCCGAATTGGCTTGCGCTTAGTACCGCCTGGCTCGGTCCACTGGAGCATCCAATAGCCGTTTTGGAGGTATCGGAAAGGCCGTTCTCGTCCGCGCCGTTCATCGTCAGCTCGGCATTGCTTGGAACAGTAGATGCCTTTGTTGCTGGTGTTGCGGGTCTCTGATTCTTTGCCACAGCCTCGGCACACGAAGCGCAAAGGGATAGCTCTAGTTCCCATGATTGTTCATTCCTTACTCGCGTGGCTCCGATATTCACTGCTCCAACTGACCAACGGGCGATGTTGTCCACCATGCGCCCCTGTGGCGGCTTCTGTGCCATACAAACGGGTTCAAGGCTTGGCTTAAGCGACTGACGCCCGTAGAACCAGCCGTCCCAGGCTTTCGCGGCGTCGGTGGCGGGTGCGGTGATGTCGTAGTGTCCTTCAGTATTCGCGCCGAATCCCCATTGAGTTGCGAACTCTGGTTTGTTGCTCGGCGTTCGCCATTTGCTATCTAAGACCTCGCGCTCGGCTTCGTCGTAGAGCCGTTCAAAGTCAGGCGACAAATCCAGTAATGAGCGGACCTGATCCCAATGCTGGCGCGGTGGCATCCCGCCTCGATGATCGGTGCGTGCCCAGTAGCACGACGACGACTTGATACCGAGCACGCGATCAATATCGCTATGGCTGTACATTGAAGACTTGACCGCCTGCGCATACGCACGGGAAAAGGACTGCCAGGCCACCGGGTTACCCCCGGCCTTGTCCAGTTGCTTAGACAAATTAGTAGCCTTCGGGAACCCACTTCCGTAACACCACCCAATGAGCGGATGCAGGATGAACCCCGCGTCCTCGATGGCAACCGCCATGCGGTGATACGTCCGGCTGCCTCCGAATGCCAGCAGATAGCCCCCTGGCTTCAAGACGCGATAGACGGCCTGCCAGGTTTCGACGTTGAACGCGACGCCGGTTGCGTCCCATTGCTTGCCCATAAAACCTTTGCCGTGGCTGCGTTGGTTGTAGAGTTCGCCGCCGCACTTCGGGCAGGCATTCGGGTTGCCGTCACGTCCACCGAGCACCCGGCCACAATCGCGGCACTTCTTGACATCGGGTACACGGTTGGTCAGGTCATATGGCGGGTCACAGACCACGGCGTCGATGCTGTTCGGCTCCATGCCGCGCATCACGTCCAGCGCGTCGCCGTGGATGACCTGCCAGTCGCTCACGCCGCACGCTCCGTGGCATCCCCGAATATGCGCTCTTGAATGCTCGCCAGTACAGGCCGCCAATAGACATCAGTCACCAGGTCGGCATCGTATTCGAGCGCCCCTTGTCGGGCAGCCTGACGCATCAGCGCGGGATTCGTGACCGCGTAGGCCGCTTCCAGTTGCTCGTAGATGGCCTCTGGCCTCGGGATGAACTGAAACGTATTCAGCCCGTTCCACCACGGTATCGTGTCGGTCTTGTCCACCTTCCAACCGCTGAAGCACAACTCGCTCATGGCCGTCCAGTCACCAACCAGCACCGGGCAGCCAGCGGCTTGCGCCTCCAGGATGCCGATACCAAACCCTTCACCTTTGGCCACGTTCATGTAGAGGTCCGCCGCGTTATAGACCGCATTCATGTAGACATCACTGAAGCCAATCAGCATCGTGTACTGGTCGGCAAAGACGACATCGGGACCGATGCGTAAGCCCAGATGCTCGCAGAGGGCCAGCAGGTTCTCGCCGCCGAGTTCACCGCGTGCGCCGGTCGTGGTGTGCAAATAGAGCAGCGCGTCCGGGTGTTTGGTCTTCAGCATCTTGAAGGCAATGAGCTGTTCCACGAAGGCTTTACGGCTCGGGTTGCCCTTGTTGGCGGCGACCATGGCGACGATGTAGGCATCTTTCGGCAGGTTCAGTGCTTCACGGGCTGAGGCGCGGTCAGCCGGGTGAAAGACGGTCGTGTCGGTGCCATGGGGAACGTACATCGTTTCGATGCCCGCCTCGTGACACACCCGTTCACCGAAGCGACTGAACACAATCGGCTGGAATGACTGGTTGACCACCTGAGCAATGCCTTGAGGTAACGGCTCAGAATCGACCGGGAACCAAGGCACGTGGCGCACGCCATGGCCGTAGAACTGCGGCTGGCAGACCCAGGCGTCCATCAGCGTCAACGCGATGTGCGCCCCTTGGTGAGCAGCGTGGGCCGTGACCACATCTTGACTGTATGCCTGATGCCCGGACGGATAGACCTTGATGCCGTGCCACTCGATGACGGCGCTATTCAGCCCCCAGAACGCGCTAATGGCAATCGGGTAACCGAGCAAATCCTTGATGCGTGGCACGAAGAGCTTGGTCTGATTCGCATAGCCGGTGTTCAATTAGTCCATGGCGCGTTGGAAAACCAACTAATCGTCATAGACTGCATGGCATCACCTCCTTTCACCATAACGCCAACTCCTTGTTTACTTGTGCACGGTGCGTTAGAATACAAGCGAACATTCGTGCATAAGGAGGCGGCGAGTGCCCAGAGGCGAACATGCCCGCAAGTTGACGGACGAACAGCGTCGTGAATTGGTATGCCTGTACACGACGCCAGCCGAGGATGGAACCTGGACGGGCGTCTATGCGATTGCCCGCCATTTCGGGATTAGTTCGACGGCTGTCCAATACTGGTTGAACCGCATGGGTGTACCGCAACGAACGTCGCAAGAGGCGTTTGCTCATGCCAAGCGAACGAAGCCCATCAAGAACGTTCCGCCTGATGGTGAACCGGCTCCGCTCTGTCGCTGCGGCTGTGGTGAATCGGTTGCTTGGAACCGGCGTAAGAATCACTGGAATGTCTACGCAGTAGGGCACTATCGACAAGACGCGCCGTACAAACATCGTGAATGGCTGATTGACCAGTACGTTACGCAGAATCGCACCATCGTTGACATGGCCGCTGACTGTGGCGTCGATGTTACCCAGATTACACGGTTCATGGATCGCTTCGGTATCGACCGGCGCAACAAATCTGAGGCGCGTATTGGTCGTCAAGCTGGTGCAAAGAATCCGGCCTGGAAAGGTGGCACGACGCCTGAGCGTCAACGGCTCTATAAAACGCAAGCGTGGAAAGACGTTATCAAAGCGGTCTACGAACGAGACGGGTATCAATGTCAACGGTGTGGAGAAACCAAGGCTAGACCGAAGGGTCGCCATGCGCACCACATTCGACCGTGGGCCGATGATGTGAGCCTGCGGTTCGAGTTGAGCAACTTGGTCACGCTCTGCGAGCGTTGCCATATTTGGGTGCATAGTCGGGAGAATGTGAATCGAGACTTCTTGGTTTAGTGTACTCACGCGGCGGTAGCTCCCTTCTGAGCCTACGGGCGCGCTCGCTCCTCGTCGGAGTAATACGAATAGGGGTCCATCGGATAGATAATCGACTCACGTCCCACGCTGTAGCCGCTATCAGCCACACCCAGCGCCAGGCAATCGGCCTCGGCTTGCTGAAACGCCTTCTCGGCTTGCGTGTAGAGCTGTGAGCGTTTGAAGCTCTGGCCATCGGTGGTGAAGTCATAATGTGCGGCGGCGGCTTGCATCACCGCACGCCAAACCTCACGTCGTGCCAATGCTCGGAGCTTGCGCAGGTTGTCGCGTCCGCTGATGTCGCCGATCGCATCGGCACCATAGGCAGCCACGGCCTCGGCAATCGGCTCGTCATAGTGGCCGCTGGCTTCGTCCCAGCCCAGCACCGTCGCCACGTTGCCCAGCATCCGATGGAGGTAGGGCTTCAAGGTGGCCTCAGAGTACGTCGCTGGGAGCGCCATTACGCCGCCTTCCGGGGCTTGGCTGCCGGTTGTGGCTTCGTGGCTTCTGCGACCGCTTCAAGCGCCATGACCATGGCCTCACGCTCGTAGAGATGCCGCATGGCGCGGTCTTTGGCACCAGGCCGGTCGAAGCCCTCAGCCTCAACCCCGAACCGCTCGGCAAGCGTGCGGAGCGTGGCCTTCATCGCCTCGTGGGCGTTGCGTTCGCGGGCAATCAACAGGTCGCGTCGCATCGAACTCCCCTCAACGAGTGGAGGCGGTAGGTTGCCCCACCGCCTGTATCGTCACTAGACAGCCAACGGTGCGTTGAACGCCGCCGGCACCGCGTAGGTCGAATCGTGGCCCTTGTACCAGACCACCGCTGCCGTGCGGTCCTGCACGCCAAATCCGGCATAGCGGATATAGCGCTCTTCATTCAGGTTGCCGTTCGGGCTGTGCGACTCGCGGAACAAGCCCTGGAGCGCCGCGCTCGGGTACTCCCGCATCGCCAGCGGCGTGCGGCCCACCTGATGCGCCACCAGGTAGTCATCCGGGAGCGCCGACCACTCGACCAGCCAGACACGGCTCACCTTGCCGATGACCTCATCACCGAAGCCGCGTTCCAGCCGTCCGGTCAGGACATCGGAGCCGGAGCCCTCGGTAATATCGGCATCACCCACCTCGACAAACTCATCAAGGGATGTCAGCTCGTCGACGAAGTTTCCATTGGCATAGGCCACAATCGGCCCGCCGCCCGCATTCGACAGGTGCTCAGTCAGTTCACGGCGAATGGTCGCCATCTTGTCGGCGGTGACCGCCGTACCGGCCAGGTAGTGGTCATCGGTGGCAAACGAGCCACCGACCACGTTGAAAGTGACCGTGTCGCCATTGGCCAGCGGTTGGACGGTGACGTCACCGGCTGGGTCCGCAAAGGTCCACGACTGGTTGTCCAACAGGCCAGCCAGCGCGTGGCGTCGCAACCAGCGGGCATCGCGCTCCTGAATGTCGATGACGTGCCGGTTGAGTTCTTCCACGGTCATGAGCGCGCGCGTCACACGGTTGTCGCCGTGCGCGTCGCCACCGCCCTGAATCGGGAAGCCGACCGTGTAGTAACCCGCCGGTCGGGTTGGCAAGGGATTGCCCCACTCATCGAGCGGCTGCAATTCGCCGGTGCCCGGCAACGTGAAGCGCCGGGTGCGCTCGGTGGTCCGGTCCACCATCGCGGCCAGCAGCCCGTTGGTAATCCGGTTGTGCTCATCGAGCGACTGAGCCAATGCGGTATTGATAACCCGCAGGTCAACCTCAGTCACCCGCTCAGCGAAGAGGTGTTCGAGTCCAACGAATCCGAAGAGGACGTTCTCTGCCATGATTCAGCCCCCTTACAGATTCACGTAGAGCAGTCGATCGGGCGCGGTGCCAGCAGCGAAGTTGCTGACCACGTGACCGACTGGTACGCTGACCGACCCGGCAGCCGTTCCCAGCACGCCGGACGTATTCGAGAGGAACATCGCCTGCCCATAGTTGATGAGCGAGAGCGCGGTTCCCATGTCGATGATGCCTTTGGAAACGGCGGTTATAGCGATATTCGCCTGGTTTGCGCCGGTTATCGCAATGCCGCGATTGCCTGCATGGCTGTCTGCCGCGTCGCCCATCGCCTTGACGAGCTTGCCCGTGGTGGCATCGACGTGAACCGCCTGGCCTGCGGTGATTGCCTCACCAGCCGGGGCGGTAAACTGTTCGATGACCTGGACGGGAGCGACCTCCGCAGCAGCAACGGTTCCGATGTCTGCCATAGATGCCTCCGGTTAGAATCTCGGCTTGAAGTAGGGTTTTTCACGCCGCTGTTCAAGCGAGAGTTGTGAATCGTGGTCTGCCTTTGGCGTGGCCGGGACACCGTTCGTCTTCTGGCTGAATGAGGCGCGATTGGCCGCGATGTAGCGCAGTTGCTTGACCGGCGAGAGTTCGTCCAGAAGCGCCGTCACATGCGCCGGGATGCCTTCACGTTCCTTCTGCAAGAACTCGTTGAGCACGCCGGTCAGTTCGTCGCGTTCGGCTTCCAATTGGTCAAGCGTACCGACTTTGGACTCTAATTCCAGAATCGTTTGCGCTCGTGTCTCAGCCAGTTCCTTGAACTGTTCGTTCTTGGCTAGTGCCTCTTCCGCACCTTTGCGCGCGGCTTTCTCTTCCGCGTCTTTGCGCTTCTTCTCTTCGCGTGCCAGCCGCTCCTTGAGGGATTCGGTGATATAGGCATCAAGCTCGTCACGGCTCGCGAAGCTAATCGGCTGCTCAGCCGGATTCCCGCCGTTTGGTTCCCCGGTGGCGTCTACCGGTGGCTGCTCAGTCGCTGGCGCGTCGGTGGTCTCGGGTGTCTCGGTCACGGGGTCTGCTCCCATCGTTTACCGCCTTGGGATGAATCCCTTTACCGCCTGGCGTCCGGGCGTCAGGAGCGCGCGGGGTTAAACACAAAGAACCCGCTCGGTTCAGGCTGTTCACCTGATTCCGGCGGGCGTGCCGCGCTGTTATTGCGTCTAGTGTACGCTGTGTGCTATGGCAACGTCAATCTGGGGGTGTTTTCGACTCGAATTGCACACATCCGAACGTCTTGTGAGTAATCATTATCGAACCATGCTGTGCGAAGTCGCTCGCATACGCCAATGAGTTCTCATGTTCTGGTGTTTCGCCCTGTGCTCCAGTAAGCTGACACCAACCCCAATCGCTGTCTGGTGGTGAAGCATCCCACCACGTGCAGTCTTTGCAGTTGCCCATCATCGCTCCTAATCCGCTGCCATCCGCATGAATTGTAGCGCACGTCGTTCGCCCACAATCGCACGTAGGCTGCGCTCGGCATACTGCTCACCCCAGACCTTGTCTCGACGCAGGCCAACCAGGTCGTCAAGCCCAATCGTGCCGTCATGGTAGGCCGCCAGCTTACCCGGTCCCAGGATGCGCAGCTTGACCGCGTCATCCTGCCGCTCGAACCAATCGACGCCGGATTCGATGCGTGGCCGTCTATCCGGGATTCCGCTAAAGCCGAGGTCGGACCACGAAGCCGTCAGAGGCGAAGCGACACATCGACATTGCCAGTGACTCCGCATCGGCTCGTCCAGTGGGAAAACTTGACCGTGGAGCGACAGACATACCGGACATGTCCTCGGCGACATGGTCGCTATCCAGGTCCACCCCTTGACCACGTCCCGGTTCGCCCGGTACGTCGCCAGGTTCGCCTCCCGGTAGGCATTGAGCGGCGCGGTACGTGAGAGCCGGAGCGCCGAATCGAGGGCCATGCCCGTCGCCTTCCGCATCATACGGGCTATCTCACGTGGCCCTTGCCCGGTGCCGAGGCCCACAATCAGCGTATCCTTGACCGCTTCGCTCGCAGCCGGTCCAAGCTGCGCCAGATGCACCGAGAGCGGCGTTCCGTCACCGAGGAAGCCCACGAGGCGCATCAGTGGTTCCGTGGCCGCACGAGTAAACGTCGCCAGCACAGCGGCACGTGCAACAAGCGGCGCCGGTCCCAAGCCTTCGAGCATCAGTTGCGTGGCGTTGTCCAGCCCTGAACGCACCGCCTGCCCTTGCAGCGCCGTGGTCTCATTGGCAGCGATGGTGGCATAGCGGCCTATCTCGCGTTCGATCTGGTCAATCAGGATTTGGTAGCGCTCTTCTTGAAACAGCCAGGCAGGCGAGACGTCGGTCCCAGCGGCACGGGCGCTAGCGATGCGTCCAGCCAGCGCGGTCATGTCCACGTTCAGGCGCTCAAGCACCAGCTCATAGGCACGAATCAGCCGAATGGCGGCGTCGCGTTGGCCGTCGAGCAGTTCACGCCGGAAGCGCCGGGCAGCAGCCTGGACGGTCATGCTAACCGCCGATAAGGCAACAGGTGGGGGCCAATAATCGTACGCGCCTCAAAAAGATGGTTTGCCCCTAAGACAGTGCTATTATTCCGATCCGAAATCGCAACAGCCTGCCTGTACCACTGCTCAAATGTTTCAGGTGAAACATAGGGACGCCAATAAACGATGACAGCATCCGCAACGCAAGTATGCGGTTTCGGTTGTTTATGCCTCACTCGTCAGCCTCCTCGCTATGCTGGGCTACGGCCTGGACGGTCATGCGTATGGCCCGTCGTAAGCGGCACAGCCTTGATGCTCAAACGTCAGGAGGCCACAACGATGTGATGCCGGATTCGTACAGACGCCCCAGTCAACTCCCAATTTGCCTTTGAGTTCAATAAACCAGCGACACCCCATAGAGCAATCCGCCCCCCATGACCCATCCGGGCGCGAGCGTGGCATGGTGCCGTAGCCTTCCCAATCGTCATTCAGACGTTTGACGATCGTCAGGAGATGGGTATGGTCCGGTTTCGCTGGCCTCTTCGTAGCCATCACTCGTCAGCCTCCTCGCCACGGTTGAAGCGGTCTATCATCGCATCGGCCACCGTCGGCGGGTTCTCGCGTTGCTCCCGTTCGGCCTCGCTACGCATCTGGTCAATCTCCATCTCGTTCAAGCCCGCCTCGCGCCACAGTTGCTCATTCGAGTAGCCATATTGTTTCTTGAGCACCGCGCCCTGTGCTCGCGTGTACTCGGTTTGGGCGCGTTCGCTGGCACTGGTGGCAATCACGTCCCGCCGCTCGAAATGATGCTCGAAGTCACCCGCTTCAAACGTGCCGATGCGTTCGGACTCAAAGCCGGGGATACCGTTGACCTGGGCTAAGGTCAAGGCCATCTGCGTGACTTGCACCACAGCGGAGTCAGCGTTGCCACGGGCCTCAATCACGCGGTCAATGGCCGCCGTCAACAGGTAACGCAGCGCCACGCCGGAATCAGCCGATGCGCGGTGAATCTGGTAGTAGCGGAGTTCTGGAAGGTCGTAGTCTTCCAGATGCTCCATGCCATCCTTCAAGATAGCGAGGTGTTCGGCGTAATGCAGGTCGGGAACCATCGGCTCCATCGAACTCATACCGGGCATGAAGTACATCTCGTCATCGCCAACGGTAATCGTGCTATTGGCCTCCCCCATACGCGGGGCCGGCATCGGGCGATTGGCCGCGTCCAGCATGTTCGCGGCAACAACCCAGGTAACCTTATTGTTGCGAAAGATTTGTTGATGCAATCTGGTAGCTGAGCGGTTGATCTCATCAATCTTGTCGATACAGGGCATAATCAACGCCTCGCCCCGCTCATCACCGATACTGCGAAAGATGCCGTGCGAGAACGGGACAAAGTCGATGCCCATCTGTTCAAGATATTGCTCATCGACTGGCGTACCCAAGCGATCGAGATTGTCTTCCTCATAGCGGAACCGCTCTGTTGGTGTCTCCCACAACCGAAAGAGCCCGCTGTCTTTGTCCCACACTTCTGTATGGACATAGGCGACTTTCTTGCCGTCCGACTGCCGTCGCGTTTTCGGAATATCGAGCCGGATATAGGTCATGAAACCACGCTCGTCTTTGTCGAAATCCGAGACGTGCATCGGGTCGATCATGTTGATGTAGGAGCGAATCACCTCGTCAGAATTGCGTCGTTTGCGAGTGGCCGCTTGCAGGAACTGGTCACCATAGCGCGGCATGTTGCGCGCCATCTCTTGCTTGTTCTGCTGCCAGTTCGACCACTGGTATATCTTGTCAATGGCCGGAATCAGCTTGTCATTATCGCTATCAAGCGGGGCATCAGCACCGGGTCGCGGGTCATGGACAATCTCGAAGACCTCTTCGAGCGAACCAGCCCATAGGGTCGCCGGATAGAACTCAACCGCCGCATGCGTCGGGTTCCTGAGCGGCTTCATTGGCTCTTTCCAGATACCACTCTCTTTGAGCAGCAAGGCCAGGTTCTCGTACAAATCAACCGAGCGGTAGTAGCGATCGAGCATGGCATAGCGCTGCCGGTGTGAGAGACCACTGGTCAACGCTTCCATGCCCGGTCGCTGAGCATACAGGCTATTCGGAGCGGCAAAGGTGTTCATCGCGCCGTACATGGCACTTTCGACACGGTTAAGCGGCCACACCATGGTTCGTTCCTCTCGCGTGCCAACCGGCGCTCAGATAATGCTCCAGGTAGATGATGAGCTGGGCGAAGGCGTCGCCTTGGTCGTCATGCTCGGTATCCGGCAACGCAAACAGCTCACGTTCAAAGTCGTGCAACCAGGGCGCGAGCGGCGACGGCTGGGGCAGCCAGACCATGCCGAGCTTGCACCAGACGGCGGCTTGCTGGAAGCGTTGGCGTTTCTGCCCTTTGGGCTGGAAGGGAATCAAGAGCGGGCGCATCCAGTCAGGACCGGCATTGAGCAAGGTCTGATAGGCCGATGTGCCCGCTACCGTGTCTTCGATGATGATGCCGGAAAGCTTGCCGTCGCGGTTGTAACGCAAGGCCGTGTCTTTGATGCGGTCAACGAGGTCAGGAAAGATGAGCTTTTCACGCCAGACCTCACGCAGCCCTAAGGCATAGTCGTCAAACAAATCCCCCACGGCACAGGCTGAGTAGTCGGACGAGTCCTTGTCCTTCATGGCCGTATCGAACGACAGGTAGCGTCCCACGGTCAGTTTCTGCAAACGTTCATCGTCCAGGTGGAAGCGATTTCGTTCACGCCACCAGATGCGGTGGAACGCCCGCGTCGTCGGGTCGGTGACCCACAAGCCTTTGAGCAATTGGTCACGGGTAATCGGGTCCAGCTCGGACAGTGACAGCACGTACTCGTCATGGTCGAGGTGTGGGTTGTCGTTCAGGTTGGCGGGCACGAACTGCCGATCAAGCGAACGCAGGGCTAAGAACCGCTCATACACCCACTCATGGCCTTCACCGCCAGGATTGGACGCAGCTCGCATGCGCAATGGCACAGTCGAGCCTTCAAGCCGGCGTAGACGAGAAAAGAGGTAGGTGTACATGGGCTCTGCGAACTGCGTTAATTCGTCATACCCTACGAACTGGAATTCTGAACCCTGATACCGATATTTCGTCTTCTCATATTCGAGATAGCCAAAGGTGAGCGTCGCGCCACTCGGGAAGGTCCAAGTCTTGGTCTTCTCATCCCACCGGGCATCAGTCCCAGCCAACCACTCATAGGCACGGTCCATCAGCGCACCAGGTAGTGCCAGGTCAGCGTAGGTGCGCCGTAAGAGCAACGCCGCATACCCAGGGACATCGACGTACTGAAGAGCTGCCATCAAAAGGGCTTCACTCTTGCCCCCACCAGCGCTCCCCCCAAATAACGCCTCACGCATAGGCAGGCTCAAGAACACGGCCTGCTTGGCCGTCGGCATGTGGGGAATGTAGTTATTCGTGAAGACCGTCCGTGTCAGCAGTTCCAGGCTCTGTTCCACCAGATCCGAAGATTGCCTGGAAGTTGGCACGGTAGGTGTCAACGTCGAAATCATGTTCGACCTTCATCGGTGCGCCCGGTATGCCGCCGTGTTCGAGCTTGTCGCTCCATTGGCCCAACTCCTGGGCCGCTTGCTTCTCGTGGTCAAGGAGTGCTTTGAGTAAGCCGGTATCGACTTCGTATTCGTCGATGATGGTCTGGTTGCGTCCGGTGCCAATGGCCCGCTCACGATGGACCAAGAGGCCGGTCTGACCACCAGGGATGCCAACCATCTTGGGATCAGTGCCGCGTTCGTCTCGCACCTGTTGCAACTTCAACCAGTCCGTATTGAGCCGTGCAACGCGTTTGCGTCGCTGGGCAATGGCCAAGCGCAGGGCTGCCCGTTCCAACTGGCCAACCACCTGTTGCACCTGTGCGACGAACTCAGGATGGTCCTTCCAACGCGCCAGAGTACGCCGGCTAATGCCTGCCTGCTCAGCAATCTGTTCGTCTGTGAGGTTGTCGTCAGCAAGCAACGCCGCTGCGGTGTGCGAGGATTGTGACCAACGGAATGCTGTGCCATTTTGTGCCATATCACGCCGCGCTCGCAGTGGCCGAGCCGCCCTGCCAGACGGTGGTCGTGCCGCACTTCTCGCAGGTGATGCGCGCCTCAGTCGTCTCAATCTCGCGCTTCATGCCGCCGCGTATGTGGGCACGGATGGTCAGCATGTCGCCGTGGCGTTCGGCTAACGGCTGTTCGCACTTGGGGCAGCGAATGAGCATCGCCAATCAGCACCGTCCTTAAACGCGAAAACCGCCGGTTGCCCGTGGTTGGGGCATTTCCGGCGGTCAATCCGCGCTACTATGCACGATAAGTATAGCCTAGAGTCCGCTGTGCTTGTGAGCGGCCTCCGTGACACCAGCAAAGAGCCGATTCGTCACCAAACGAGTCAACCAACGCATGCGTAATCGCAACATCACACGCCGGATGTAGAACGTCCCTCGCCGTAGCGCTCGGTGCGCCGTTCGTGCGTGCTGTGTCATGCCTCTTCTCCTCTCACCACACCACCACCGTCACCAGCGCCACGAGGACCGTCCACAGCCCGAGCCCCGGCCAGCGGTACGGGGTGCGTCCGAGCCAGAGCAGCACGGCGATGGCGGCGATCGTGGGGATGGTCATGCTAGACCATGTTCCTTCTCGTATACCCAGGCACACGCCTCGTTATATGAGCGTTGAAGCTGTGAATCGACCCACAACGAGGGAGTGCCGAGACGTTCAATTGCTTGACGTGAGTAGAGTTGAACGCCATTCACATGCGCCGTCCGCATAGCCAAGAACTCGCGCTCCCACGCCTGGATCTTTGCTTGCTTCTCGCGTTCTTGTTCAGCGCGCACGTCCCTGCGACCATCAAGACGTCCAATCCGATAAACGATGACGAGCGACATGGCCATGCAGAAACCAACGGCAATCAACCTGACTATCTGTCCATCGTCCACCCTACGCCGCCTCTCTCACTGCGCGCTGAATCACCGTCAACGCCTCGCCGCTGTCCACCATGTCGTCACACAACCGGTATCACGCACACCGACACACCCTCTTCACGCCCAAAGTAGCCAGCGGTATAGATGCGCGCGGTGACGCTGGTGATTTGCCGGTCATTGGCGTAACAGATCCCTTCCAGCGCATCGGCATAGCATTTGATAATGTTGTCCACGTCCCAGCGCCGTTTGAGCCGGTCAGGAACAATGATCTTGAGGTCAAGACACACCGGCCCATCGATCACCTCAGCACCGGCCTGTTTCGCAGCCCAGCCCACATCCTTGCGGTACTGCCGATAGCGTTCGGCCCGTGGCTGGCGGCTCCCTTTGAGCACTCTGGTAAAGGGCACTGGCTTACCTGGCACGGTGAACTCAATCGGCAGCGCCCGTGGGTCAGTCATCGGCGGCCTCGTCTCCGTTGCACACCGAACGTCTCTAGAGCCAACTTGACCGCAGACACGACTTTGATCTCTGCCTGACGCTCACTATCGGCGTACAGATAGATACGGGCCATCTCCGGCGGGTAGCGTCGTCCATCCTCGTCAATCAGGACACCCGCAAAGCTCAGCACCTTGCCTCGTCGTCCTTGCCACTGGATATCGTCACCAGTTCGCAGTTTCACGTCCCACCCCCGTCCTGGCCCTGGCCCGTCGCCGCGTCCGGTGCGAACATCATCTTCCAAAACGTCATCTCCCAGACTGGACCGGTGGGCTCGTCTTCCTCGACACGCCACGTCCGACGAAGATCAGCGACGGGGAGTCCCGCACGGAGAGCAACAGCTAAGGCACGGAATCCTTCAGACCGGTCCCCATGAAACCGAATGGTTGGCTCCGGAAAGGCGTGCCCCTCACCGCCCTGACAGGACTCGAACGTTTCAATACCGCCCAATCGAAGTGTTACGACCGCTTTCGCGATACCGGCGTCTAACGGCGGTTCAAAGTCTTGACTCTCAAATGGTGGCAATGTGAATAACTCATACGTCACGTTTCAACTCCATTCCGTCCGTCGCCGCGTCGTAGGAACTAATGACATCCTGTGCCTTGCGCCATTCACAATCTGCGGTGTGGTCCATCGCGTTTCGGTCTTCGTCGTTTGAACTCCAATCGCCGCAGAAAAAGCAACAATACTCACTGTCTAACCATGTCATGTCAGGCGCAAAGAACGGGCGAACCGTCTCCACCACCCGTCGCCCCGCCGCCAGTTCCGCCACCACCGCGCTCCCGTCGTTGGCCAGGGCGGCCTTGATGACGCGATGTTGCTCCGTGTAGTCCAATCCTTGCTCTGGTTTGCCAATTGGGAAGTAGCGCCATGCCAATTCAAGAGCGCTCCGCAGCTCCACGTTCTGACCGTTGGCCGCGTCGAGCTGGCTGCGCAGGGCGGCGTTCTCGGTGAGCAACTTGGCCCCTGCGTCCACTGATGCCGCTGCGAAGATTTCGAGCCGTTCGTGCTCAGTCTCGTCACGCATCGCCGTACCTCCCGTTCAGCGCACGCATCTCTGCCTTGAGTGCATCCGATCGCGCTCTGACCGCATCCGGGTTCTCATAGGCGAACTCTGCTACTCGGATAACGGCGGCAAGCGTCTCTTCAGGCATGTTCGGGTCGCCGTTGACGTGGACCGGGCCGTATTTGGTCTCGACATAGAATCCGCCGTCAGAGTCGGGTGACTCGGCCAGACAGTCATCACACATCCACGGCTCATCCTCTGGCATGTCCGGCATGGGACGGCTACAGGTCCAACATTTACCGCTCATCATCGTCTCCGATTCAGCATCCGCCAAAACGCCCGCAGCGCGTCCGTCGTCTCAGTCATGCGTCGCCTCGCTCTCGCTCGGAATCCAGTGGCCACTCTAGCCACTCAAAATGACAGCGACGGCAGTTCCGATGAATGTGCGGCTCATCAATCCGAATTCCATGGCTCCATGTGTCGAATTTCTCTTCACAATAGCGCGTCGTAATGTCGTCATTTCCGCACTTACAGCAGACCGCATTCGGATCAAACCAGTCAGTCGGCATCTTTAGCCGCTTGCTCATGCCGCTCTTCCTTCCACCAGCCGCATCACAGCCCGTATCGCATCCTTGACCGCATCCGGCGTCCGCTCATCACGCCACACCATCACCACACGCAGCAGCTCAGTATCGTCGCCAATCGAGAGCCCCAGCGGGTCAAGTGGCGGGTAGCCAGCGGCCAGCAGCAGCCGGTCCCGTTCCTGGCTGGTGAGTCCCAGCGCATGGGCCAGTTGCAGCACCCGTTCGACTCTCGGCCTCTTGCGGCCGTGCTCGTACTTGCTGATTTCGCCGTGGTCCTCGCGGTAGCCGGTGGTCCGTTCGGCAACGTCGAGCTGCGACAGGCCGCGTTCGGTACGCAGCAGCCGTAGGTGCGCGCCGAAGGTGTGGGGTTGGGCGCTCATGCCACGGCCTCCCAGAGTGTCTTTTGTCCGGTCGGATGCTGGTCAATCCGTGGTCGTGAGGGACAATCCCAAGTCCCGCCAGCCGTCTGATAGAGCGCTTTCCAGCCCGCAGCTACCAGGCTGATTCCCGGCTCTTCGGCCAAGGTGTAGGTCACGAGCCGCCGATAGCCAAGCGCTTTGGTTGCACGCCAGGCGGAGCCATAGAGCATCGACGCGGCGTTCTTCGTCCCGTCAGTACAGCAGCGGGTTACTTCGAGCGTCCAGCCGTTATCGAGTCCACGCGCCACCGGACGCCCAACCGTCACGACACCGACGATGCGGTCACCATCGTTGACCGCAATCCCGAATTTCCAACCGACGGGTGGCAGGTGATGGCGGTGATGCTGCCGGATGAACGCACACGCTTCGGCGTAGGTGATGGGCTGCAAGTGCAAGCTCACAGTTCCCGCTCCCCGCGTCGTGGCCGTGCCCGCGTTCGTGCCGGTCATGCTGTGCCTCCCTGCTCAATCGTCGTAGTCCGGTAACGGTCGATATGCAGCCTCGTCTTGCCCTCGGTGGACGCCATTCGGTGATGCTCGGCTCGGAGCGCACATCGCCACCATGAGCTGGTCGAATTTCTCGCGAAACTTGCCCATGCTCAGGATGTTCTTCAGCCAAAACGGGTCATGCTGCGACCACGAAATCACGGCCCGAATGTCGTCAAGCTCGCGCTCATCACGTTCTCGCATCAAGCGAACGTCGTTGGCCCAAGCCTGTAATTGCCGCTCAGTCGCCTTTTTCGCCTTGGGATTGTTCTCACGAATCAGCCGTTGCAGGAACAACGCCGTCTGGTATTCGTCCGAATCGACCGAAAAGACCTCAGAAACCGTCCGCGTCGCGCTAGCGGCGTCGGACTTCGGACTTTCTTTCTCGTTTTCGGGAGTTAAACGGGGTACGGGTAGGGGTACGGGGGGGTCGTTAGTAACGTTCGGAGTAACACCGTTACTAGCTGTGTTACGTGACTCGTTACTCGCTTCATTGATAACAGTGTTTGTCTTGTTCCGTTCTCGCCATTCCGCCTGCCGCCGTGCGTTCTCGGCTCGCTGTTGCTTCACGTCCTCAGAACTGGGGTTGTATTCCAGGTAGTCGTTGATCTGGTAGCCGCTTGACATTTGGATCCACAGGCCACACCGAACCAATTCAGCGGCAACACTCATCTCCACGTCCACCATTGCCGCTGACAATCGCAACGCAGCCGGTGATACGTAGCCATCAGTCAGATTCGCCGCCGCGTAGGTAAGACACGCCATGTAAAGAAGCTTGGCGTCCTTGGTTCGATCAAGCACTTTGGGATGGGTGAAGAACTGATCGTCAAGCTTGACCCACGCCATTTCAGGAGCGCTCCATTCTGCCTGCGCCGAATCGTTCGGAGAAGTGGGCCGTCTCGGGATTCCAGGTTAATTCCACGTCGCCAATCGGCCCGTTTCGATGTTTCGCGACGATCAGTTCGGCGTTGAATTCCGGCTGGCTGCTGTCATAGAGAAACGGACGATGCAAGAACATCACGACATCGGCGTCTTGTTCGATGGTCCCTGAATCCCGTAGGTCTGAGAGGCGCGGTCTGGCATCGCTGCCACGGGTCTCGATCGCGCGATTCAGTTGCGCCAATGCCAGCACCGGCACGTTCAGATGCCGCGCCAATCCCTTGAGCGCTCGGCTCACTTTGCCGATGTCCTGGGTTCGGTTCTCGCGGCTGTTGGGTACGTCGATCAAGTGCATGTGGTCGATCACAAGCAGGTCAAAGGGCTTGCGCCCGTACATCTCGATACAGCGCGCCAGGATGTCTTTCAGCGAACTGGATGACCGATCATCAACGTAGAGGCTCATGCGACCCAGTTCGCCAAAGGCGTCGGCTACTCGGCTCGCAGCTTTCCCGTCGTCATCATCCTGCTTACCGGCATGCCGTCGTTGTAGGTGCCGGTGCATGTTGACGTTCGCCAGTTGCGCCACCCAACGGGTGCGTAATTCGTCGCGGCTCATCTCAAGTGAGACGATGGCAACCGCTTTACCCGTCTTGGCAATGCCGAGTGAGATCTGCGATTGCAGCGCCGTTTTGCCGACCGATGGACGGGCAGCTAGGACAATCAACTGGCCAGGCAGAAACCCGCCGAACTTCCGATCAAGTGGCCCAAACTGCGTCCGAATTGGCTGCACAACCGGCGCGTCAAGCGCGTCATAGGCAGCGGACAGATCGTCGCGCATATCAACGAAGCCGGTCGATGTGGACGCGCTTCGGATGCGCGACATCCGTTCTTCAATGCGCGCTTCGAGTTCAGCCGGGTCGGTAATCGTGGCGGCATCAATGAGGTTCTGCTTGGTCGCCTCAGTCAACTGGCGATGAATCGACGCCTTCTTGACTTCCTCGGCATAGTCGATGGCATAGATCGCGGTCGGGACGACATGCTGCAACTCTTGGAGCAACTTCAACAGCGGTCCCAGTTCATCCGGCGCGCAGCCTAACTGACTCTGCACCGTCACGTAGTCGGGGTTTATTCGCTTCTCGTAGCAGGCGACGATCGCACGGTAGATCTGCTGATAATCCGGGTCGGAGAAATCGTCTGGTTGCAGAATCGGCACAACCGAGAGGATCACGTCGCGGTCGATCATCATCGACCCGAGAACGGCGGTTTCAGCAGCCAGATTGATGAGGGGGGAATTAATCTCAGAGGCTGGGGGAATGGTAGAATCGTACATCAGTCGTTGCTCCTACTCACACTAGGGCGACGGTCAGCGGCCGGGTTGGTGTTGCAAGCACCGCTCGGTCGCGTTCTATTTCCCCCGATTGTATCACAAAACAGCATAAAACGCCTCATTCGTACGCATCATCGAACCACCGCGAACACCTTGGCACGCGGCGGCTTGAGCGGCTTGTCCTCTGGGAATTCAGGAATCTTGGTGAGGGCAGCGACCATAGGCACCGATCGCTGCGTTGCAGTTCCAACACAGCACGCGATACCCATCAGGCCAACCCAGCTTGCGAAGTCGGCGGTATTGTTGAGAGCCGCCCTTGTGTCCCTCTGCGAGACGTGCGGCGTTACCGCCTCCATTGATGTGGTCAAGAGTGAGGAATTCGACGGTCGATTCTCCACAACAAGCACATGTCGGAGGATCACCGCCATACGCGATAAGCGCCGCCAACCGCAAGCGCTCCCGCTCACTTCTTCGGTGATCGTAATACTGCTTGTTGTAATCGGGGTGTTTCGCTCGCCATTCACGAGCGTACGCGGCTCGATAGGCACGAGCTTCAGGAGAGTCGCTATCCCATTTCGCTTTACCGCTAGGACGCGGCCCTGGTTTGCGACAGACATGACTTCCGTCTGTCCGCATGAATTGCTTGCAAATGGGACACCGTTCAGGCATGAGGCTTGGCTCCGCATAATGGAACTACCCTTACACATTATCTTACCACAGCAAACACTCTAGCTCTAGGCGGTTTCAGGGGTTTTGATGGATCACCCTTGACGTAGGGCGCGATCCACTTAGGTTGGTGAACTTGTCGTGAGCGATACCACTGCTGACGCCAATGACCAGATACGACCCATTGGCAGGAGTACTCGCGATTCTCTACCGGCTGTGATCCATGTTTCGGGTGTGCTGTTCTTCGAAGCCGGATAACGCGCACTAACGGCACGTCGTCGATCATTCGTGCCGCTCGACGACGGGTCGGACGATCCGCCACCTTACGATCGGTCGCTAAGACCGTCTGCGAAATCAGCGCCCATGACGCAGCGAAATAGCGGAGCTTCATGGTCAGACGATTCAACTTATCAGGCGGGTCTGCGTTTGCTGCGCGGGCAGCAATGAACTCAAGGTCTTCGCCGCAATGCCAAGGAATATGCGTGACGGGTATGCCAGATGGATTAAGTCGCTCATCCGCTACATAGAACGTCACATAGAACGTCGAAGGGTACAGGCTCTCAGGTTCAGTGTTATCCATCAGCACGAAGTGCGATTCTTTCGGCGCAGGATCAACCACGATATTTCTGATACGAATCCAGCTCAACGCGGTTAGTGGTGCTATCCAGTCATCTCGCCACGGCTCAAGATTGAGTGGCCGTTCAAACCAAAGGAAGCCGTTGTCAGTCGGCATCTGATCAAACGTCAGCGTCCAGTTGGGCATGTTCTCTGCTGCTATCTCCAAGAACGAGCACATCTCAGATGACCAATAGAAGGGATCACCCAATAGAAGCGCCCGACGAGGAGCACCAAACATCATTTCTTTATTTGACTCAGATGCCGTAACGCGGCTAAGTTGTGCATTCCAGAGTGCCTGCCCACGTTCTGACTCCATGAAGTCAAGGATTTCCACCTGTTTCGCAAGAGCGCGGGAGTACTCGTGCATCTACATCATCCGTTCGTCATTCGTATGCCGGTACGTACAGGGGCGAGCGACCCCGCCCCCGCGTGTGCCTATGCCTGCCCCCAGCGCCGCTCCCAGCGCTCCCAGAGAATCGCCACCTGCGACGATGCCGCGGCCTGGACGTTTGACGGCGCGCCCTCTTGTCGATAGCCAATCAACCGTCCATAGGCCCGGCAGACGGCCTCGGCATCACGCAAGCGGTTCGGCAGTACGGCCTCGTCAAGCAGCACGTCGACGGTGATGCGTTCGTTCATTCGACGGCCTCCCCAGCCTTGGCCAGTTCTTGGTCCGCAACCCAACGGTAGAGCTTCCGTCCTTGGGTTTTTGTGATGAAGGCGACCGGCGCCTTGAACAGCTCGCGTGCCTGGTTGTCCAGCGCTTCACGGTCGATGCCGAGCGACGCGGCATAGTTCACCAGCGTCGTGACCTGGTCGTCAGTCAAGACATCGAGCTTGGCAGCCGGCGTAGCGGGTTCCTCTTCAGGTTGGTCCTCGTCGACCGCCTTCCCCTCGACCTCAATCACCCGGCCTTCGATGTAGACGCTCGCCTGTTCCTTGGTGAGTTCCTTGGATGACTCCACGCCGAACTGCGCGCCTAACACCTCATGCCGCGCCTCATCCCCCACGCCAGCCGCTTTATCGAGTGTGTGAATCGCCTTGATTTGCTCGTAGGACAGCGACTCTTCCAGGCCCGGAATCGGAATCGGGAAGGCCGCACGCAGCGCACGATGGAGCGCACGCTTCTGGGCCATCGTCACCGCGTCGTTCTTCGAGAGCGGGTTGCGGTCCTGTGGGCCATTGGCCCGGCCATAGGCGACGATCGGGAAGCGCCGGTCCTTGCGATAGACCGCGCATTTCCAGATGACTTCCTCCTTAGCAGGCTTGAGCGATTCGAGTTCCCACGGCTCAATACCGAGCCACTGGAAACCGTCATAGGCCGGGTGGCGGTCGGCAATGCGAATACGCCCGTCGATGGTCACATATGGGTTGCCCTGGTACGGAATCAGCTCCCCTAAGAACGGGTCGAGTTCGTAGGCCAAGGCGATGCGGGCAATCTCCATCGCACCCGCTTTGTTCACGTCCTTCGGCCACTTGGCCAAGAGCTTCTGGCTCAGGTGCTCGGTCTCCTTCTGAAGGTCAACGGGCTTCTGTTCGATGCGTGCAATCGCACGTTCTTCGCTCATGTGTGTGCTCCCCAATTCGTCTGTTCTTGCTTCGGATTGACTTTGATGTACGGCGCGCTGGCCTTCGATTCCCAGGCTGCCTGCGCTTCGTCCTCAGTCAGTACGCCGCGTTTGACGAGCTTCTTGACCTCGCTCGTGGCAATCGAGAGCGTGCAGTGGTCAAGCACCTCAGCACGTTTCGGCAGCCGGTCAGCGTTGTAGGCACCGCGGTTCTGACGAATCAGTAGCACCTCAACGTCGGCGTTCTCGGCATAGCTGATGTCCGGCTCCGCCATCGCCTCAGTGAGTTCGCGTTTGGCCAGTGAGAGTTGTTCAGCCAGCGCCTCACGTTTTTCGATCACTGGGAACCATTCCTCGACAAAGGCGGCGAGTTCCCGTTCACAGGCCAGGTAGGTCTCCATAGCGGCGTTGATGCGTTCGGTCGGTGTGATTGTTTCAGTGCTCATTGATGCCTCCAAATGCGGACGGGTGCTGGCGTCGTAGCTGGTAGTCACTCCTTGACCTCCCGTTTCGCGCGTTGCTCCCGTTCGACGCAGACCATCACCAGCGCGCCAGTCAGCAGGCAGCCGATGAGCGCGATACCGGCGCTGGTGATGGCCCAGAGGCAGAGACAAAAGCCGAAGCCGATGGCGTTGGTGACCAGGGCCAATAGGCGTGTGTCAGCGGTCATCGCAGCCAGCCCAACAGCCAGAAGCCGCCGCCCATGACGACGGCAATCAGCACGAGGATTGCCGCTTGCCGCCAGTACGACGGCTCGGCTGCGGCGTGGCCAACGTCGGTGCGTGGGCCGTAGTCCACCCACTTCACGCTAACCACCGCCAGATCTGGTACAGCCCGTAGGCCCACAGCACCAGCCCCAGCGCCGTCGGCAGGCCAATCATCCAGCGCTCCCGGCGCGTCAACGGCTCGCAGCAGGGCTGCGGCTCCCGTGCCGTGCGCCCAATCTCGACCACACGCGGTGTCGGATCAGACGGCGAGAATCGGTAGTAGGGACGCTGAGGTGGCGGGCTGCCGTCCTGCAAGAAGCGCAGCGTGTCCCAACTTGTGTTCGGCCCAGCGTAGGCGGCCTTGACCTCTTGCCAGCGCAGGGTGCCGGATTCGATGCGTTCAGCGTCGTGGGGTGTGATGAGCGTCACGCCGCCGCCTCGCTCTCTGGCACGTGACGGTAGATACGTCCCTGAATGATGTGACCGATCGTGCTGCGAACAACCCCGTAGTCGTTAGCGATGGCCTGTTGTGTCTCACCTGTGCGGTGCCGGACACGGATGTCGAGAATGTCATCATCCGTAAAACGCCGACTCATTGCAGTCCGTTGGTTCAGGGTTCGGAGCATTCCCTCTTTCAGAAGCTCCTCGCTCGTCTTGCCCCCTTGCAGGTAGTGCATCACCAGCGCACGATGGGCTTTGGCGTGGGTCTCTGGGTCGCGTAGTGTCTCGAAGCTCATGTCTGGTATCCTCAATCCGTTCTCAAAACCCCATGACGATCTCGGGCCGCTCATTCCGGCCCGCATGGTCGTCCTCGACTGGTAGCCCGGCGTACTGCTCGATACCGGACATCAGCACGTCCCAACGGGGGATGTCCTCACCAAGCGCTCGATTCCGAGCGATCGGGATGCCACAGAGGTAGCTGGTGCGGGTGATCGAGTCGTAGCCCTGGCGGAGCATCACACGGAACGTTTCCAGGCCAATCCCCGAGCCGCGTCGCTGTAATTCCGCATGAGCTTCTTCCGCCGTGAGAATGGCCCGTGTCTCGGTTGCCGTCATTCGTTGTCCACTCCCCCTGCCTGGTCGAGCAAGCGGCTCAACTCGCTGACCCGTCGACCAAGCTCCCCACGCCGTCCCTTGGCGTGCCACAGCCGCTCTTCCAACTGGCGACATTCCCGCATGGCGGCGGTGTAGTCATCGCAGGCGCGGGCATGCTCGATTTCGAGCGGTACTTGTGTTTCGGTGCTCATTTCGGTATCCTGTTCACAGTTCGCTGTCCCAATTCATCGTGCGAGACCGCTGTTCACAGCAGTGGTCTACGCCGCGTCCAAATCATCGTCGTGTGACTCTCCACCGCCATAATGCCGAACCAACCCTGGCGTCAAACGATTGAGCCGGAGATAGCTGATGGCCTTGCGGATACCGGAATCGACCTCGTTTGCCTGATGCTGCAAAAGCCGCAACTGGCTCTTGATTGCCCGGCGCTCATTGAGATCGATCACCCCATCCTTTGCGGCATCCTCAAAGATCACCTGCAACTCCATTAGGTCATCGACCAACTCACTGCTAATCGGTGGGTGCATGCCCATCGCGTTAACCTCCCTCTCTGAAATTGATGACGGATCAATCGCATCACCCGTAACCCGTGTTACGCTGCGATTGGGAGCGCTCATGCGCCCCGAGGAATGCCGGGCGTGAACCGGCACACGTCGGGAGGCAGGAACTGAGGTGAGAGACGAGGTATCCCCAGGGGTGCTGATAATGGTTGGGAGAACAGCGGACGGCTGGGGGGATGCCAGCACGCCCGCTGCGTGTGTGAGTTCGGGCTTGGCCAAGGCCAGGCACCGGCGGCTGGAAGGCCTGTCACAGCCAACCAGCCAGCGTAACGTCGTCGAAGAACACATGAATTGTGATGTGGCCGCTGAATCGTCCTCGATTGCACCTCCAACCACGCGCAACCTTCCAAATCGCGCCATTGCCCGTAGGCCGGTCGTACCGTCAAACACGCGCAATAGTCGGCCTTCGCGTCCCTCTAAGGGCACCAGGGGACCACGTGGAGAGCTGCTATTGCGCGTGTCTGGCAGCGCGACCCTAGTGAGCACGACGCAGCTCCGTTCGCATCCAGCGACCAAGCAGGCCAAGGACCGTGGTTGCCGTCGCGCCGTGCGAGCAGACATCGTGCGCTTCACAAGGGCAATGCACCGTTACGCTGTCGTTGGGCTTATCGGTGATGACCTCGACGCCGTAAATCACGCTGGGGTCCGACGCGCTGGGCACGTCAACCACGTCGATGATGACCTGCCCGTTATCGAACCAGCGGGCATCCGAGAACCGCTGCCAGCCAGGAAAGTTGTGATGCAGCGCCGTGTCATAGGCGCGTTCGAACGATTCGAGCAGGGCAGTGCGGGTGAGTGTGGCGGTCATGCGGCTACCGCCGTTTCAATCATGTCCTCGGCAAGCTCTTCAACATGCACCTTGAGGTACAGGTCGATACTGAGCCGGATCACTTCCGCCATGCTCTTGCCGCGCTTCTTGGCGAGCCGTTGCAATTGCTCATGCTGGATCGTCGTGATGCGTGTGCTCGTGAAATGTAGGTGATCGTCGTTCATGGTTCCTCCTATATCGGTACACCCATATTATCACTCCGATATCGGTACTGTCAATAGACATGTTCGGCGATATCGCTACACTGATATCGGTGTAGGTGATATGGAGTGCTGTGTGCGAGGAACAACGACAATGGAAACAGTCGGTCAGATCGTGCGAGCATGGCGTAAAGAAAAGAAGATGACGCAAGAGCGCCTTGGCGAACTGATTGGCAAAGATCAGTCGTATATCTCTGAGGTCGAAACAGGGCAAATCAAAGTGCCCGGCGACACCGTCCTCTTAGCCATCGCAAACGCGATGGAGATGTCGCCAGATCCATTGTTTGATGCTGGTGGGTATGAGATTCATCGAAGGGTGGTGGTGACTGATGAGTACCTAAGCGTGCCAGTGCAGGGCACCGTGCTGGCTGGTGGAAGTGACAAAGGGGCTCCAATGAACGAGATCCGCGTTACCCCGGAAAAGATTCAGGGTGCGCGCGATCCCTATGGACTTTATGTCTCTGGTGATGACCTGCGGGGATTTACCATTCTGTCTGGTGATGTGGTGATTGTCGAACCGCTGTTTGACCGCAGGCCGAATGATCGCCAGCTCGTGGTGGTCAAAGACGGCAATGGACTCACCTTGCGACGATGGTGTCAGCGAGGGGACGCGGTTGAACTCGAAGACGCGGAGGGAAGGATCGTTCATCGTGTACAGGCAGGGGAAGACATTGAGGTGCAGGCACTATTCATAACATTTGAACCACTCGCACCACGTTAGGGCGCGCAACATTTGACCCCGCTGACTTGGGGGAGTCTCGACGGGGCCAAACCAGTGAATATTTGGTTGTGGTGTCTACTTAATAAACGTACACATTGAGGCCTGGGATTCTAGCCCTTTTGGGCTGGGCCGAAATTACTAGATGATCAATACAAGATGTTTACGAAAGGATCGCATGTGTGAACCCGCAACGCCGCAGCCGTGTGATTATTCTCGGGTTCACGTTCTTGCTTATCATTGTGACCATACTCGGTATCCTGCTACCCTGGCTGACGTGAAGGAGTGAGATGAGTACCAAGGCCGCCATTGTTATTGCGATCGCTGGCGTGCTGATGCTGGCCTGGGTCGTCTCGTTCGTTGGCGAGCCACCTGGTGACGACGCAGCGACCGCCACCGAGCCAACGGCCACGCAGCGCCCCGCTCAGCCAGTCAGCATCCAACCAACACCCACGCGCTACAACCAGCAGAAGACCGTCGTCTACCGCGTAACGGCGCCGGAAGGTTCGCTCACCTTCAGTAACGGGCAAGGCGGGACCGAACAGCTTGACATGGAAGAGCGTTGGACCAAGACCTACTTCCTGTCACCCGGTGCGCATGCCTATGTCGCCGTACAGAACAAACGCGCCAGCGGGACCGTCACGTGTGAGATTCTGGTTGACGGCATCCCCTGGAAAACCTCGGAGTCCGAGGGTGCCTACAAGATTGCCACCTGTAGCGGATTGGTTGGTGTGGACTAGGAGCGCCCCATGGCAGAGCCGGGTATCTATAAGAAACAGGGGAAAACCGGCGTTAGCTATCAGGCGATAGTGGACCTGGGCCGGGACCCAGCCACCGGCAAGCGACGTCAGAAGCGCAAGACCTTCAAGACGCGACGTGATGCCCTCGACTGGCGACGCAAGACGCTCACCGAGGTGCGGCAGCGCGTGTTCACCGAGCCGAGCCGGGAGCTGTTCAGTGTGGCGGCGGACCACTGGCTGGCAACGCGGGATGTGGACGGCAGTACCGAACGGCTCTACCGCCGCGCGCTGACTGGGCACATCCTGCCCGTCTTTGGCGATACCGCGCTCTCCGACATTTCCCCGCGCATGGTCCAGGATTTCTACAATGAGAAGCGCCACTACAAAGGCCGGCACGTCTACCGTGTGGTCCTCAATGGTGTGCTCCAATTGACCGTCGATGAGGGGCTGTTACTCCGAAACCCCGCCGCGCGTGCCAGCGGCATGACCCAGCCCAAGACCGAACGCGAGATCCAAGCCTGGGATGTTGAGACGTTGGCGCGCTTCCTGTCCTACACCGATGGTGACTATCTCTATCCCGTCTGGTGGGTACTGGCCCATACCGGCCTGCGCATCGGTGAGCTGGTCGCGCTCCGCTGGGAGGACATCGACCTCGATGCGCGGGTCATCCATGTGCGGCGCACCGAGACCGTCGATGCCGAGAGCCGGCGCATCATTGCCGACGCGGCCAAATCGGACCACTCACGACGGGATGTGACCATCGACCCAGAGACGGCGCGTATCCTCGCACGCCAACGGATTCAGCAAGCCGAGCGACGACTGGCCCATGGCCGGGACTGGCAGGACACGCAGGCGGTGTTCGATCGCGGCAATGGCGACTACCTGACGACCGGCCAGGTTCGCGGCACCTTTGGCCGTCGTGTGGCCTCCGGCGGCTTCCCCGTATTGACACCCCATGGTTTGAGGCACAGCCACGCAACTGCGCTGATTATCGCGGGCCGTCCTATCCATTATGTCAGCAAGCGGCTAGGTCATGCCAACGTGAGCATCACGCTCAATTTATATTCCCACGTGCTTCCAAATACCGAACACGAAGATGCCGAGGTGTTTGCTGAGATCATGCGCCGAGCCAGGCAGGCGGGCTAAGATGGGCCGTTTTCGAGGCCGATGTGATAGAAATGTGACAAACTGATGCGAAGCTGGCAAAAAACCGCGTCTACATGCGGAGTCTTGAAGAACGTGAGGATACCTATACTAACATGCTTACCTCTTGACTCCGCTCCGTTTCACTCGTGTTCGCTCGCACTTCCCCATCAGTATCACCAAACTCGGCAGGCTCATCGTAGGCACCTGAGCGCCCGTTCTGGCCTTGACTCCGCGTCCCTCTACATGGCTCGTGACCAAAATGTGATCGCACGCAGCCGCGCCCCGCCGGTGTTGAGATTGCCCTGCTGGAATTAATTGCAGACAGGGTATCGCCTCGTACCATGGATGCATGAGCGCTGTTCGTATCGAGGAAGGAACACACATGATTCGTCTACGTCGCACGCTGGTTGCTGGTTTGGTTGCAGGGTCGCTGTTCGTGGGGGTGCTCGGTAGCGCCTCCGCTGGGGGTATCGGTGGTGGGAATTACGACCCGCTGAACCCGCCGGTGATTCCGCCCGAGTGGATGAACCCGATCCCACCGCCGGAGATGTGGAATCCGATCCCGACGTTGCCAACGGTCGGTGACGACGCGGGGTATTTCACGCCAGGCCACAAATAAGCGACTACTAGCCGAAGCTCTCCTTAGCGGCTCTGGGCAACCGGGGCCGTTTTTATGCCCTCCGCTGATGAAGCTTCCGTGCATGGCGACGGCGAATCCGCTCGCGCTTTCCGATAGGGAAGCAGAGGAGATACTGTTCTGTTCCGACAAACATCGTTACCTGATCGAAGTCTCTGGGTCGCATCTGCTCGAAAGACGCCATAAGTTGGGTCCGACGGAGTGCATTCTCCGCTGCTTGTTTCCTTACAATATGAGCGTTAATCAGGTTGATGTCGTCAATACTCGTTTGCATGCCTGCCTCCAATCGCCGCTTGTGAGAAGGGCAGGACTCGAACCTGCACGCTGGGCTTTCGCCTGATCAGCACCAGAGCCATCTCTGGCGCGTCTCCCACTTCCGCCACCTTCTCTTCGCCAACGGATCGTTCGCGTCCGAACGGGTTGACGATGACCGAAGTATACCCATCCCCGACAGCGCCCCGGTTGCCCGAGACGCTGCCAGTACAGGGAGGGGAGGGTGGTCTGGTGTGCTATGTAGGTGACGTGGCGAACACGCCCGCTGGCTGGGGAATCATCGTGCCTAGCTCAATCGCTTGCTGCTCACCGCTGGACAGCCAGGCTTTGATAGCCACCGAGTACCAGGCCAGTGGCGTCAAGGTGCCGGTCTCGGGGTCGGTCAGGCGAAAGGTCAAGACCGCGCTGTTGTCGCCATTCACAATCTGCCCGATGCCTGCCTGGTCGCTGGTCGTAATCGCCTTGGTAATGAGCGCGTCATCGTCGGCATCACCGATGGACTCCTTGACCACCAGCCAAGCGTTATCGACCGTGACATCGTCTTCGAGGTCGTTGATGGTATAGACGATGGCTTTGTCGCTGTAGACGCTGAAATCGTCGATGACCGAACGGGCTATCATGATTCCCCTCCAATGCTGACGGTCTGCCGGAATGGCGCGAGTGAGACGGTGGTGGTGGGATTGGCCAGGCTGGTGGTTGCGGTGAACGGTCGCCAGGGGGCCGGTTCTTCGTCGCCGTTATCGACGCTGGCTGCGTTCGCCACCAGTGACAGATGAGCGGTGCCGGTGGGGAGCGTGACCGCGCCCAGATTCAGGCTGACGGCAGCAGCCACAATCGCGAGCGACGCTGGGCCGGTCTGAACGATGACCGCTCCCAACGTGACACTCGGGGGTTGCGCCGCGAGGCTGAGCGCGGCGGCTCCCGTCGTACCACTGATGCTGCCCATGGTGAGACTGGCGGGTTGTGCCGTGATGGTGAGCACCGCCGCGCCCGGTGCAATCGCCCCAGCGACGACGACGCTGGGAGCACGGGCAGCCAACGTCAGGGCCGCCGCTCCGGTCACGACCGTCACGGTTCCGAGCGTCACGCTTGGCGCGCCAGGATTGACGGAGAGCGCTGCTGCCCCGGTGGCAACGGCTATCGGACCGACCGCGACACTTGGCGCTTGTGTGGCGATTGTCAGCGCGGGCGACCCGGTTGTGACGCTGACTGCTCCAACACTGATGCTGGCAGCGTGTGCGGTCAGCGCCAGACTCGACGCGCCCGTCACGATGCTGACGCTGCCGAGCGCAACGGTTGTTTCCTGTGCCGTGATGGCCAGCGAACCAGCGCCCGCCTCAACCGTGACCGGCTCCGGCGCAGCCTCCGGCGGCTGAATGACCAGCACCACCACCGTACCCCAGGTGACGGTCGAGCCTGCGACATCCGCCGTGCCCACGTTCTCGGTGATTGCCCCCGCCGTCGCTTGCGTGGCGCTGGCAACCGTCATCGTTTGCCGGTTATTGGCCCGGACATCGGTGATTTCGGAGGCTGTCGAGTGGGACCAGGTAAAGCCTGAGTTGTTGCTGTTCGAGCTGGCCGCGTAGCCGTGCAGAATCAGGCAATCATCACGTGGTGTCTCGATACTGGTCGGTGAGACATAGGTCAGCCCGCCGTCTTCATCGGTGATCGCGTAGACCACCCCAACCGGCGTGGTGGGGTCGTGGCCGCTTATCGCAAACGCGTGGCTTGAGCCGTCCGCGATATCCGCGCCGAGGCCAACCGCGACCGTGGTACTGTCCTCATCCCCCACCGCGCCGCCGGTTTTGCGGAGCCAGAGCTGGCGGTTGGAGACCGTTGATGAGACGACGTTGGCACTGGTCACGCCGTCGCTGACGATCTCCCAGCCGTCGGGCACGGTAATGGTGCCCTCTTGCCGGATGTGGAGGCCAATGAGCAGGTCGTCACCGGCCTCCACCGTGGCCGGCAGTGGCACATCCCACGAGGTGAGATTATTGAACGTCTGGGTAACGACATCGCGAATCGACGGCGCGGCCATGCCGGTCTACGACCCGCCGAGCGTGACGAGCCCCGCTGCGTTCCAGGTAATCGTAAAATCCCCGCCATTACTGACCTGCGGGAAATCGGTATCGAAGTAGGCCAGCGGCACGCTATCGGTGTCGTCGTTGACGTGCAGGTAGACCACTGCCGCCGTCATAGTCCCAGCATCGAGCGCCGTCCAGGTCACATCTGAGGCATCGAGTGTGACCCGGTTGTTGGCATCGTCACGAGTGGCCGCCAGCCCCGAGAGCGCCTTGCGGCTGTAGTTCGTGCCGGATGCCTCACTGCCAGATATGTTGTCGGTGAAATCGTGGTCGGCATCAAAGGTGTAGCCCGCACCTTCGAGCATCATGACCCGGATATCGGCGTTCTCCCAGTCAAGATCGCCCGTAGACAGCTTATCCGCGAGGTTGGTGTAGACTGCGTCTGCCATTGGTGGTTCCTCCTCCTAATTTGGCCAGGAAACCCCTGGCTCGTCGTATAAGGTCACGCGGGTTGGTTGATCGAGCGCTTTGGAGGGATCGTCTTCATGGATGAAGTCCCGCACGCCGCTGGTGAAGCCGATATGCTGTTTCACCGCGTATTCGCTGGTGTTTGGTCGCTCTGGGCCGGTGCCAAGGAGCTTCTGCCCGTAGATATCGGTCCAGTAGACCCCCGGCTCACAGAGCGCACCCATCGCCATCCGTGATGTCCAACGGAGCGTTGAGTTGTGCCAGGGTGTGCCAGCTAACTTCTCTTCCATCGACCCAGACTCAATCGCAGTTGAGTCCATATTCCGGTAGGTGAAGACGTAGCTAAAGAACGGCTTGCCACCAATCGAGACAAACGGGTGTTGCCGCTTCTTATCCGAATCGAATGTGCTCACCATGTAGAAGGCGATGCCGCGATTGCCGCTTCTGAGTTCTTCCGCTGCTTGTTTCGGGTTCCGTTTATGCCGATCCACGAACGCGTGTTTATCAAAGGGCGTGACCGCGCTACTTCTGGCGTGGACGCCAGCAATCCCCATGACGAACCGCACGTCGATGTAGGTGCCGTTTGGCCCCAAGAGCACGCAGCGAATCGGGATGTAGGACGCCCACTCCCAGTCAGGATTCCGGTCCTTGACCAACGGTGGCTGTGCCCAGGCAATCAAGCGATTGTCGTTCACATTAATGAACTGGTGGAAGGATTCGTAGGGCGTGCCCTTGCCAACCACCTGCACCTTGTACTGTTGAGTGTGGAACGGCATGTCCGCGGGTGTCTTCCCGCGCAGTCGCAGGTGTTCATATTCGAGTTCGAGCAAGTCATCAAGGTCAACCGGAGGAATGCCCCGTGCGGCAAACTCCCCGCTTTCGTCCGGGTTGTCGCCGTGCTCATGCTCAAAAAGGCAGCCGGTCACAGGATCAATGGCCGGATGCCAGCGACCATGTAACCGTGTATGCCAGGGAACGCCGCACGCCGTGCCCGCTTCGGGCAGTGGTGGATCAGGCTCAACCGGCGGCTCTGGCTCCACTATCTCGCTGACCGTTACCGGGATGATGACGCGGTCAATCTGCGCACGACCAGCCCGCGCTGTTGCTTGCAACTCAATCGTGCCAGGAAAGCCGGACAGGTCCACGGTGCCAGTCCACGGTGCGCTAGAGAGCGTCTCGATGGGGGTCCATGGATCACTCGGACGCAACCGGGCGTTGATGTTCACCTTCTCCGTCGCTGCTGGCACACGTAGCCGCACGGTTGATTTCGGGAGCACCGTCGCGCTGGGCTGTGGCTCCAGAAACTCGAGGTCGTCATCCTCTGGTTCCGGGTCAACCGGCGGGTCAGGATCTGGCAATGGGTCGGCTGGCAGGCCAACCACCTGAATCGTGACCGTCTCGCCGGGTTTGACCTGGAGTTCAATCGGGTCCATGGTTCCGTTCCTGTTCTGGTGCCCTAATCCGTGATGCTGTACGCCGTCTTGGTCGTGCTGTTCAGGACCGCCACACCGGAGAGCGTATTGGCCGTGCCAGCGTTGGTGATTTCGTTCGATGGGTCACCGTCGACGGTGGTCCTGAGTGAGATACGCCGAAACTCGTTGCGGTTGGAGTCGGCATCCAACACAATCGCGTCAACCATCCGGTTACTGAAGACTGGCGAGTTGGCTGGTGTGTAGCGGTTGACGAACTCGTTATCGCTGGAATTGACCAGGATGATGCCGTGCCCGAGTGCCGAGCCTGATTCGACCCAGGAGATGCCACCATCGACCACCGTACCGCCGGTATTGGTCGCGGGCCAGGTCGGCTCAGATGCGCCACTAGTGCCACCGTTGGCCGCCGTGAAGTAGCTCAAGGTTGTCGCAGAGCCTGACCCCTTGAGGCTGGGACTGACGACGCGCGCGCCACTGGCATAGACGGTCGTGCCCGCCCAGCTCGCATCGGTGGCATCCGGGGTTCCCAGACCAAAGCCGTCGATGGTGTTGTGGTGACAATTCTCGAAATAGAACTGCCCTAACTCACCTTGCCCCTCGTTGCTGACGTTGACCATGGTGACGCGGGTCGAGTTGGTGAATCGGAATCCATAGCCCTCGTTGCCTGACCGCCCGCCGTTACAGAACACGTTGTCGATGGATGTCTCATAGAATCGCCCGGAGAGCGTGTTGGTGTAGCCACCGCGCCGGACCATCGGATGCAGATTGATGAGCTTGCAATAGCCCATGCCGATGGTATCCGCGCCAAGGTCGCTACTGGTGCCATCGGGTAGCCGCAGTAAGAGTGTGTCGTACTGCGGATTGGCGCCCTGGCTGGGGTCGCCAAAGACGTTCTCCCACTTCGACAGGCGGCACCCGACTTCGAGATCAATGAACACCTCGTGGTAGGTATTCGAGCCCTCAATCAGGATGTTCTCTAAATCCAGTTGCAGCCACTCGGCTGTTCCCGGCGTGCCGTTGGCCTTGTGCCAGATAGCTTTCGTGCCAACGACAAACGGTAGGCTAATCGTCAGGTTGCTAATCTTCTGATGCCAGGCGCGTGACGTGGCGGCCTCCCACTCGAAGATGCCCCGGTTGGTGGGGAACGCTCCACTGCCTTTGACCCGACAGGTGCGAATCCCCGAGCCGACCACTTCCACCACCGTGGACGGCGTTGTGCCGGTGCGTGGCAGGACAATCGGCGCGCTGGTCACGTAGGTGCCTGGCTGCTGGAAATAGAGTTTCCAGCCGGTGAATGACGTGGTTCCCAGCGCCTTGATATCGGTGATCGCACTGGCCAGGGCCGTGGCGTTATCGGTCGTATCATCTGGCACGATGCCCCAGTCAGCGACGTCGACCCAGTTGGTAAAACGTGCCTGAATCGTGCGGGCAATCGTTGAGGCGTAGCCAGCATCGACCGAATCCAGGTTTTCGATACCCTCCTGCAAATCGTTGATGTAGTCGGCCTCGATGGTGCCGCCGTCGCTCACACGGTCAAACGTCGTCATCGCTGCCCCTAACTAATCGTGAACGGGTCACGCCGGACATGCACCCGCCCCCGGCTGGATTGGTCGACCGTGCCCTCGCCGACACAGAGAATGTCCCAGGTGCCAGAAACATCGACCTGCCACTCCAGGTTGAAGATGCCCTCAGATATCCGCGTCGCCTCGGCATCGCTGTCATAGACATAGCTGTCCTGGACACCCAGCGGATTCTCCACATAGAAGGTGACGGTATCCGGGTCAGCCACATCGCCCGCGGCGTCGCGAAACGTCACCCGAAATTGCACGGTGTCGAAGCGGTCAACGTCATTCAGTAGCGCAATCGTCATTACAGGTTCTCCAATCCACCTCGGGCACTCCCAACCAACGCCAGCTCACCGTCTGCCTCGCTGTCGATCTCAAGCGCACCGACACCGCCGCCCGTCAGGACGATCGCGCCGGTTGCCTGTTCCACCACCGACAGCACGCCCGTTGCGCTCCCCACCAGTGAGAGCACGCCGCCCACGACGTTGGTCAGATAGACGGTGACACTCGCCGTATCGAGCAGATCCCCGTCGCTATCCAGCCCCTGGACCGTGATGGTATAGCTGCCATCGGCGAAGGGTTCGGTATCCCAGCTATAGGTCAGGGTTGGAGCGCCAGCAAAACGCGCCTGGCCAAAGAGCGATTGACCGAAGATGCCGACGGGCAGGCTGGTCGCATGGAGCACGTCATTAATGAAGAGCTTGAGCGTTGCCACCGCGCCGGTTGAGGTGACGCTGATGGTCACCGTGTCACTGACTGTGGTGGCTGTCAGTGGGGCGGTAATCGTGACCGTGCCGGGAGCGCTCACGACACTGGGGGCCTGTGCGCTCAGACTGAGACTCGCCGCCCCGGTAGCAACCGTGACACTGCCGAGCGTGATGCTGGTGGCTTGGGCCGCGAGCGTGAGCGAAGCTGCGCCGGTCTCGACCGTGACCGCCCCCAGCGTGATGACCGCCGAATTGGCCGCGATCGTGTCGCCCGATCCGCCGTTGGCAGACGTCGCCACGAGATCCGAGGAATGGGCATTCAGCTCGACGTAGCCGTTCGCAAAGTCGCGCCGGTAGACGCCGGAGGCGTTCACTTTGACGTAATCACCGTCTGGCGCGCCGAGGTCGATATCCATCTCGGGAATCAGCCGCAGTCTGCGGTAGCGGTCGGAGTCGGCAATGCGGATGTCACACTGGCCCGACTCAGCAATCAACAGATGCGCGCCGTAGGCAAAGAGCATCTGTTGCTGAATCGTGCTACTCAGGTCGTCGGTATCGGGAATCGGGCTGGTCGTGTCGATGATCTGGGCGTTGACACAAATCCGCGTATCGTGGTCATCAATAATCTGCTTGAGCATGACGAGCTGGTCTTCGAAGTCCTCCGCGCTACGGAATCCCGAGCCGTTGCCCGCCGTGTAGCCCGCTTCAAAGAGCGCCCAGTCGAGGTTCTTGGCAATCTGCTCTTGCTCGTATTCCGGCCCGCCGTCGTATTTCTGGGTGTGGATACCACGGGTGACGTTGCCACCAATCCAGACACCGACCTCCTGCATGTACTGGACATCCGCCACGGCGGTATCCAGGTAGGTCTTGTTATGGCCGGACGTGCCATATTCAACCGTGCTGGTGCCGTTGACCCGCGTGCGACAGTCCATGTTGTCGAACTGCCAGGCCGTGAAGCGCTTGGTTGCCGTCGCCTCCGACGTGGACCAGGCCGCGCGCATCCATCGAAGCTGCTGCCGTCGTTTGAAGGCTTGCCAGTCCTCGTTGCCCGGGTCCATGCAGTAGGTGACATTCGCGCCGAGCACGTAGAAGAGTGGGACGGTGCCACCGGCTTGATGCAAGAACCAGGCAGTCCCCGCATTGGCCGTGAAATCGTTGTAGGCCGTCGCATCCCACAACCAGCTATTGCGCCCGGTATCGACCTGCCAGATATTCGCCGCCGTGCCACCACTCGGGATGGCCGTCGAGCCGGTGTACTTGACCTCATTCGAAAGCACGTACTGGGCAATGTGGCTGTTCTGTGCCCGCCCGCCGTGGGTGCGGAGCACGGTCGTCCAGGCGGTGCCGCTATAGGAATCGTCATAGGTGCCGACGATGTAGTTCTGGTCGGCCCAATCCTCAACCGTCACGTCACCGTTGGTGTCGGTGTCCGAATAGGCATTGTTCCAGATGGCCGTCTCGGCATAGCGGGTCGCGCTCTCGGGAAATGAGTAGGGGCCAAGCATCGTCCAGGGGCCATCAATCGTGATCGGATTGGTACCACTGACCCCATCATCATCCGCCCAGGTGAGCCGCACATCGCTGTACTCGGTGCCACCGGAGAGGCCGACAATCGCGAACTCAACTTCCGTCGAGGTCCGCTTGATCTCATAGAGCGTCTTAGCCGTGAAGTCGGTCCCGTTGGTGGACACCTCAGCAGAGAGCGTCGCGTTCTGGTTCTCATCGCCGGTATAGGCCGCCGTGCCGTAGATGATCGTTTCCTGGTAACTGGTGACACTGGCAGCACCGGCAACCAGCACATTCGGCTGGCTATAGCTCACCGTGGCTGTGGTGCGTTCGGATGCGCTGGAATGCTCGTAGGCACTGATGTCGATAAAGGAGTCCGTGCCCGGCGTCCGGTTCTGGCTCGTCACCATCACGTTGACGTGGGTGATATCACCCTCAACCGCGTCGCGAACCTCTTGCAGCAGGTCAGCCAGGTCGACTGTGTAGGTGCCACCGTTCAGCCAATCGTCTGGCGTGTAGGTGATTTTGGCCGTCGTCAAGGTCCGGCCACTGTAGCTACTGGCCAGGCTGCCGCCGGAGAGACCCGCCCAGGACGTGGGGCTCTGCACCTTCTCGAGGTAGATATCGAGTGTCGGTATCGTCCCGGTGCCGTTCTGAAATGCAGTGAACACGACCTCAAACGAGTTGATGTTGACGCCATCAGGCACCGGGGTATCAAGTTCAACAATCAGCGAGCCGTCGTAGACCCGGCCATCACCACCGCCAGCGGCATCTGTGCCCACAATGACCCGCGTGCCGGTCACACTGCCGGAGTTGTCCGAGTGCACATAGGCATCATGGTCACCGTCTGGCACCGCCCCCTCGGTCGTGGTTTTGTAGACCGTGGGAGCCTGCGCCGCGACAACAATGGCCGCCGTGCCGGTGGTGACCGTAACCGGGGCTGGTTCGCTCCAATCGATCGTCAGTTTCGGATCGCTGGTTGTGCCGCCGGTATTGGCGCTATCGAACGTGACGTACTCATCCGCCGTCGGCTCGCTCTGGCTGACGTTCTCGGCTGAACAGATCAGCAGCCGGGTCGCACCTGTTTTGTTGATGGCAGACCGGAAATTCGTGCCGTCCTCGGTGAATGCGTTGTAGCCACTGCTGTAACCGCTACTATTCCAGGTTGCCAGCCGGGTCAGGCCAGAGAGTTGCGCCGGCGTGCGCCAATCGCCGGTATCGAGCGACGTTGACCAATCGTAGGTACGCGCTTCAGCCACGAAATCAGTGGTCGAGTTATCGGTTAGGCCGTCCAGTGCCAGTTCAACTGAATTGATGACCGCGTCATCATCGAGCCCGCTGGTATCAAATGAGACGAACGACTGGTAGACGATAAAATTGACCGGCGTCGTTTGACCGACTAGCAGATTGCCAGCCGCCTGCGCACTCAGGCTTGACCCAGCCGCCGCGCCAGCGTAGTTATTGAAGGCGCTCGACTGAATGTAGCCGTCGCTGGTATCGGCGTAGACGGTCAACGTTGCCATGCTAGCGCCCTCGACTCCGCTTCACTGACCCAGCCACCGCCTGACCGATCATCGCCTGCCAGGCAGCATCAAGATCCTCACGGAGCACCGTCTCGCCCGTCTCAGGGTCGGACTCGCGAACCATGACCGGTGGGTTGACGAACAAATAGGGATTGTTCAGCGCGATAGGCTTGCCGTCCTGTGTCGCTGCCAGCGTGACACGCAGCATCGTCCCATCGCGCACCGGCCCCTCGACCACGCTGATGCTGAGGCCGTCATGCTCGAATGTAGTCGGTAGGCTGGCCTTGGTGTAGGCATCGGCACGCAAGACGGCGCGTTCAGTTACGCTCTTGCCTTCGAGCGACCGGCTCACGTCGCCCCGTTCGATGTCACGAATCCCGGTACTCATGCGGATTCTCCAAAGAACTCGGACAATTCACCATGCTCGTAGAGATGCTTGGTCAGGCGGAGCCAGTTGAACTCCTGATGGGTCCACTCGACAAAGGTGTTTTTACCCCGGTCGCCAGCTACGCGCATGGTCACGCAGCGACTCGCCTGATAGACCTGTAACGGGCTGTAGGCTGACGTATCCGGTGGTCTCGGTGCGCTCATGGTGTCGCCTCCCGTTCCTCGATACGGTCGATGTCGCCAATCACCATGCCGGGTTGAGATTCGCCAGTCGGGTGCGCGTGAATCCGCTCCCGGTCGGTCATGACCGTGATGGTGTCGCCGGTCACCGTGACGTTCTCGACCGATTCGCTGATGTCGTCGTTGTTGTGCCAGACGTGAGGGCGTTGGCTCGGTGGCATGGCTGGATGCCAGATATGCACCCGACGGCTTGGCTCGTGTTCGATGAAGACCCGCCCGCTCATGCTGCCTCCTTTGCCTTCAGTAGCTCATCACCGATTCTGCCGAGCTGCACGTCATAGTTATCCGGGTCACTCCCCTGTGGCATCAGCTCAAAGCGCGCTCGCTCGAAGTACTGAACGGTCATCCCGTTCTCTTCAAACTCATCGGTCAAGGGATAGCCGAAGATGCGTAGCCCGCCCCACTTCTCCCAGTAAGCCCGGAATCCATGGCAGAGCTTCTTGCCCGTCTCTTCAAACACGATGCAATCTGGCTCGTTTGACGCAGGTGGCACGGGTTCACTACCCACGGTGAAGCCAAGCCGTTTTGCCTCTTCAGCGAACGCTTCCGCCGTGGCTGCACCAACCGCCGGGAGATTGCCCATAATCGCTTGGAGGTCATCCTGGTTATCGTGGGAGCCATATTCGATGATCATCCGGGTGGTTGTGGCCTTGATAGCCGCCGTCACCAAGAACACGCCCAGTCGATGGCCTTGTGCTCCGACCCCCGTGTTTCGTTCTGACATGGTCCCGTCGCCACGCAAGCCAATACCTACCGCCTGCGCAATCCGTTTGGCGGCATCCTGTCCGACCCGCTTGGCATCCAGGTCGACGTCATCGCCGGTATCGGGATAGATGGCAAAGACCCCGCGTGCGTTTGGCCCTGCGCCTTCGGTATGCACTTCAAGATAGAGATCCACTGGCCAGCCACTGTTGTGCTTCTCGACAACCTTGCGAGCGATGCCTTGCAAGCCAAGATTGGGATTCAGCCCGACCTCATCATGGACGTTGTAGACCTCCATCCCACGCGCTCGGCAGGCCGTTACGACCGCTGCCCCGATCTTGGGCGTCTGCTCGCGTTCGATGGCGTTGCCCCCGTCGGTGTTCCTGTGACCATATGAAATAGCGACGTGGAACGAGCGGTCAGGCATGGTCGGTTCCTCGTTTCGTGGCTGGGAGAGAATCAGATTCGCGGCATCACGAACACGCTCGGGATAGGTCGTGCCCGGATAGGCCCACTTGCCCCGATGGTCTCCGAGCACCGTCACACTGCCAGCGGTGCCAGCCGAGATGACTGCCTGATAACGTGGATCTCTATCGGCATACTGGCGTAGGTGCTCAGGCCAGTGCTCTTTCGAGCCAAGGCAGTACACAAGATGGTGAGCGCAGACGGCGATGATCCCCGCGTCGATGGTTGGGAATCCGGCCCCGGCTATACCGCCAGTCGCACCTAACCCCGCGAAGTTGAACTGTTCCGGTCGCACATCACCGCCATAGCGGAAATAGCCCGTCTCATGCATGATCTGGCCTGCGAGAATGGCCGTCCTGATGCCAAACAGCCCCGACCAATAGACCAAGCCATGCGCGATGTTTTCGACCTGCCTGCGGTCATATTTCGGCTCACCAGCGCGGCTGTAGATCGCACTGATGATCTGGTCCGCGCCACAGTCCACCGGGCCAAGGATCGGCGTGGAAACGTCAATCACGACCCACCGCCGAACGCATAGCCGATGGCCAGAAGAATGAGCATGCCCATGAGCGCACCGAGGGCAAAGGCCGGTATCAGGCGCTTCATCCGATGTATCCCATCACGGCGAGGAGAATCAGAAACAGGAACACCATGATGAGAATCGTCCAGAGTTCCATGCGTGAAATCATGTCGTTGCTCCTTTCAGAGCCAACCAGTGGGAGCACCACGAATGTACTTGGCTGCTTTCTGCACGACCGTCCAGACAAATGCGCCGATGACCATGCCGAACACAATCAGCGGCATGTTCTCGCGTTGGTTGAAGCGGCTGCGACGGGTCATGACGCCTCCGCTTCCAGCGCGTCAAGTCGCTGCGCTTCCACGAGCATGGCATCGACAATCACGGCCAAATCGGCCTCATTGAGCGTGTAGCCCATCTGTTGCGCCCGTTCAACGCCAGCGGCGAGGGTCAGGACACGGCTATGCAGGTTGTCTCGTGCGCCGCTGAATGGGTCGGTATCGTCTTCTGGCCTCTCGGTTTTCGGCAGCATGGCGATGATGGCCCCGATGGTTGGACGGACCCCAGCCAGGACCAGGCCGAAGAGCCAGCCGCGCCAGTCAGTGATGGCCTCGAAATCGGTCGTATAGAGAATGTTCAGAATCGGCCCGGAAAACGTCACGGCCAGGAAAAACAGGGTCTCCGGCTTCGGTTTCCACGTGTAATGCCCCATCTACTCCACCTCTTTCAGCCAGCAGCGGATTTTCCACCAGAGCCAACAGCAGACCACCAATAAGCTGACGGCCAGGCCAATGACCATCGCATCCGGCAAGGGCAGGTGCAGAAACGACCAGTTGCCGAGAATCAACACCACCAGCGTCATGATCCAGCCGAAGCCGAGCGCCGCCGAGCGAATCAATCGGCTGGCAATGCTGCGGTCCCCATGGATGGCCCGCAGGAAGCGGACGAAATCCCGCGCCAGAAACAGCATGACCACGATGGTTGCGGCCAGAACCCAACTGACAAATTCTCTAGCCATGCTCGTGATCCCGTTCCATCTGTTGCTGGCGGATTTTCTGCTCGAACAAGACGTTGACCAGCTCGACCTTCTCGACAATCTCGCGGGTCGTGTGATCGGCGTAGGACAGCAGATTGTTCTGTCGCCGCTCGTCTTCGGGACTCAACCCCGCTGGTTCTGATTTGTCTGGTCGTGCCCGCAACCAGTCCATCAACCGCCCAATCATCAGTCGCCTCGGTCTCGATAGAGGTCACGCTTCAACGTATCGGCGATGTTCTCCAGCAGCCGCGCATTCGCCTCTTCGCGGGCCGTCTTCTGAAACAGCGCCGCTTCCAACTTCTCGTTCTGTTTCAGCGCCCGGTCCAATTGCTCGCGCATCAGTTGCACGTAGGCCGGGGTAAAGAGCCACTTCCAAATCAATGCGAAGAACAGCAGGGCAAAGAAGCCCTGACCTAACACCCAGGCGAGAATCGCCCCGTTGTCGGCTGGCATCGCTGTCAGCCCCTTCTAGTCGTCCCATCGACGCAGACCCTCACCAAAGCGCGGCATCTGATAGGACACCCCGTCGCGAACATCAGCCAGAATCAGTGCCCGCCCGGACGCATCCGAGCTATCGAGTCTGACGGCGTGATAGGGCTTCTGTGTCCAGCGTATGAACCGCTCGTCTAACCGGCTGGTAAACCGTTCCCAGCGCTCGGCATGGGGCAAGAACCACTCGGGATCGTCCACCGGGATGAGCATCCCAAAGCGCGTGCGTTCCATCTCGAAGCAGGTGAACAGGGTCACGCTGCCGTCGTCTTCTGGCAGTTGCGCGACCTTGAGCGTGCCCTGGGAGTAGAACTGCTTGATATCGGCGTACTCGAACATGTAGCGGCCACTCATGGTGACGGTCTCATCAATGGCTTGGACGGCTTGCAATCGGGTCACGCCGGAGAGAATCACGTCCGACAGCTCCCGGTGACTGTGGCCGGTGGTGCCCGTCTCCCGGTTCTGCTCGAAGCGGACATTCCCTTGCTCAGCCTGTTCCGTCACCAGGTCACGAATCGGGTTGCTGCCCGCGCGCCCACCACCGCCACCACCGGCACTCGTGGTTGGTGTGCCCGCGCCTAACGCCGCTGGATTGACGGTTGGGATGACCTCCAAGCGCAGGTCCAGCCACTCGGCACCCTCGCTGTAGCGCCGGGTAAAGACGCGACAGTGCAGCGTGCGATGCCGGAAGCCCGCCGTGCGAATCAAGATGTCAATCCGGTCGCCTTGCCGAACTGCCCAGTGGTCCCGATGCAGCTTGCAGCCGATGGTGATTTTCGGCTGGCGTGCGGTGGTCAGCGCCCGTTCGAGTTCGCGTCGTGCGGTGGCGCGATCGGCACTAGACAGCGTGACCAAGCGTTCAGCGGGCCAGAAGGAGAGGTCCGTGCCCTCGTTGGCATCGACCATGACCGGCTCGTTCGATTGGTAGGACGCGCTGGACGGCAGCTCACCGCGCATCCGGCGGACTTGCCCCATAATCGAACTGCTGAACGTCACGTCGACGACATCGGCGCCTTCAACCAGGAGCGTGGGATAGTGCGAGCCGACCGAGGGCAGCCAGTTGAAGCGCCCGTCGTCGGTAATCTCCCATTCCTGCCCGGTCGCGGTCATCAGGTCGTTGAGCACGTTAGACAGCGCTTGATTGGCAAAGGCGTAGGACGTAATCAACGGCGCTGAGGCGACGAATGAGCCCGGCACGATACCAGAGCGCCCGACACCGGCCAGCGCGTCTCTGAGGGCAGCCTGGACAATCACGCCCGCCGTGGTGGAGGTGTAGGTGCGTCGTCTGACCGGGCGAATCGCAGTCAGAATCGCGTGCTCATGGGCGAAGAGCGTGACGCCCTTTTGCGAGAACTGCGTCTCGGTCACGATGCCGCGCCAGACACCCAGCGCCTCATGCCGGATGGTCAGGCGAGAACCGCCGTCACGTTTGATGTATTTGCCGTCATAGACGCCGTTGATTTGGGCACTTGCAAAGGCGGGGTCCTCGGCTGGCACGAACACCCGCGCCACCCCGACCTCACGGGCCACCGCCACCGCCCAGGTGACATCCTGCACCGGGAGGTCACGAATGATTTGGTCCTGGTACTCAAGCTCGCAGAGCATTACAGCACCCAGGCTTTCCGGTAGGCCAGGCTCACCGAGCCGCCGCCCGGGTTGGTCCAGGTATGCTCGCCCGGCTCCAAGACCACAATCTGGTCGATGTCGCTTGAGACGATGCCTTCCCCGGCTGTGCGGATATCGCCGCTGGGATGGCTGAAGCCGCGTTCAGCCGTGTCGATTTCCAGCGGGCCACGGAGATACACCGTGTCGAAATCGACGGTCGTGGTGCCGCTGGGATGGACAATCGACAGGTCATCGTCGATGACAAAGGCCGTGCCTGCCGCACCGATACTGACGCTGGGTGCTTTGGTCGGATTGAGCGACAGCGAGAACGCCGTGCCACCACTGTTGCCGCTGAGCTTGAGACGGCTATTGGTCGTGTTGATTGCTACATCGACCGTCGCGGTATGGCCAACGGTGTCTATGTCCTCTGAGCCGACGACAATGGCCACCGCCCCGGCCACGTTCAGCGCGCTGGTGACGGTGGTTGCCGACTTATCCGCTGCCGTCAGGTTGCCCCAGGCTTCGCGCCAGTCAGCCGAGCCAGCCCCCTGATAGCGCACGAAGGCTGTACCACCGACGTTGGCAACATCAACCAATGCACTGGTGTAATGGACCCGCTTCAGGTTGGTGATGGTCCCAGCTTCAACGCCGGTCACCAAGGCCAGGACGTTGCCGACTTGCCGGTCAGGGTCGCGTGGGTTGCCAGGGTCTTGTGAAACTTTCGACGTCGCGACCGCCAGCGTCACGCCGGTTCCCGCGTATTCCAGAATGTCGCAGAGATCGGTTGCCGCGCCCTGAAAGCCGAGGTGCCAGATGCCGTTGGCGACCGGGAAATCCGAGACCCGAAAATCGTTCCAGTGCCAGACCTGATTGGTCGTCTGGTTCAAGTCCATGCCGCCGTCGTCGTACTGGTTGGCCGTGCGGCTATTGCTGACCGACGCGCCATAGTAGAGGTCAAATGACGACGTGCCCGAGGGGGGCAAATCGGCACGCCAGAAGACTTTGGCCGTCGCTGAACCGGGGTTGATGACCTGAAACGGGATCGGCTGTCCCTGCCAGAACAATTCCACGTTGGACGCAGCGGTCGCTCCAACCCCGCTCATGTCCACCGTGCCCATCAGCGGGTGATTCTGTAACCCCCGTCCGGTCAGGTCGACCGCGCTAATCTGGCGGTAGAACGCCGTGCCACCATAGGGCGTGACGGTCAGCGTCGGATAGGCCGGGCTGTTGCCGAGCACGTAGACGGTGCCACCGGACACCGCGTCCTCGGCAGTGGTCTCTTGCCAGGTGGAGAGGATGCTGAACTCGCCCTGATAGTGGGCCGGTCCCACCAGTGAGAAGGATGTGATGCGAACGGTGCATTGAATCTCGCCGCTGTTATCGTCGTGGCTGGCAACCAGCGTTCGATTGGCATTGCGGTAGGGGTCGAAGATGCGCATGATGCTCTCATGCGTGGTCAGTTCCGATTTGCGCACCACGCTGAACGGAAACCGGCGCTCTTCAAACTGGCTGCCCTCGCGCAGCGGAAAGCGGCTCCGTTGCTGGCGTACCGTCGTTGAGACGACGTAGGACGATGGGCGGTCGAACACGACCACAAAGCCCTCAGCGCCGTTCAGGTAGATTCCGTCCAGCATCAGCGGTGTCGGCATTAGCCAAGAACCCTTCGCTTCTGGTCGTCCAGAAGGTCAACCAGTTCGGAGTAGAGCAGTTCACCGCTGGGTAGGTAGATGTTATTGACGATGGACGATGGGCCACTCGACGGGGCGCCCGCACCGGAAACGCTCGCCTGCTCATCAGCCGTCGCCGTATTTGTTGATGACGCGCTCGGTGCTACGTAGCCCGCCGCGACCGGCCCGTAGCGTGGTCGCTGGCCTTGCCCTTGGCTGCCGACTTCGCCAGCACCAGGGCCGGTAATCAGGAAGCCATCGTTGAAGGCCACCGCACCCGCTTCTTGCTTGATGAGGCCGAGGAGTTGCGCCAAGAGTTGGAGTTTCGCGTTCAGTTCATCAACGCCGTCGGCGCCGGTCAGCATGGCTTCCACGAGGTCGACGGTCAGCGAATCTTCCAGCCGTTCCAATTCGGGGAGCACCGCATCACGCAGCACATCGACCGGGAACATGGCCATGAATTGCTCAGGGGTGATCCCGCCTTCGAGGAACGAGTCAGCCAGAGGCCGGGCCAAGGCCGCGCCACTTTCGCCCATCACTGGCATCAAGGCGCGAATCTGCGCTAGGGCGTCATCGGTCATGACCACCACGGCGTCTTTCAGTGCCGGGTCTTCGATTAGTCCCTCAGCGATGGCTTGGGTCATGATGCCGCCGATACGGGCCAGGTCGCCTTCTTTGGTGGCCAGTTCATCGGATAACGCGTCAATCATGGCTTGCGGAGCACCAGCCATTGAGAGCACCGCGATATCCCGTTGCAGCGCGGCGATATCCTCAGCCATGCGTTCGACCAGGTCACCGGAGGTGAAATCGTCCATCGATCCGGTCAGGAGTTCCCAGAAGCTCTGTTCGCGTTGGGCGCGTTCGAATGCTTCGACCATGCCGCGCCGAACGGCCTCGCCGTAGAGTTGCCCGGCCAGTTCCAGTTCACGAATCGTTTCGCCGATGTCGTCACGCACACCAGCGAGCACGATTTCCGGCGCGTTGATGCCTTCGAGCAACAGCAGTTCGGTACGCAGATCCTTCAGTTGCCCTTCGAGGTCGCTGATGTAGCCACCGGAGATAATGTCCTGTGTCTGCCCGGAGATGGTCGAGAACAGGTCTTCGAGCGCGGCTTGTGCGTCCATCCAGTTCTGTTCGTCCGTCGCGACGCCGACCAGGTCTTGAATCGTGCGTCCGGTGTTCTCCGACCAGCGGGCGAGCAATGCCCCAGCGGCGTCTAACTCACTTTGCAGTTTGGCGCGGGTCTCTTCATCGGCACCGCTAAGAATGGCGTCTTGCAGGTCGTCACCGAGTTCCTGGTAGCGCCGTGAGAGTTGCAGGGCCACCCGGTCATCAATGTGGCCCGCCAGTTCACCGATACGAGAGGTATCGGCTGCCATGCCGCTGATAATCGCGCTGGCGATTTCGGTGGCGCGTGATGAGGCCGTTTCTGCCGCGTCCGGCATCCCCTCGAACACCCAGTCCCAAGACGGTTGGGTTTTGAACGGTCCCTTTTCTGCCGGTGATTGCGGGATATAGGCGTTGAGATCCCAAATCGCGGCGATCGCCGCGTCGGTGTTGACATACGGATTGATGGTGAAGGTCCGCGGGACGCTATCGATCGCGCCCTGGAGATTGCCGATATTGGTCAGCGCATTGGTGACATCAGCCGTTGCCGTGATGCTCGGGTCCGGCATCGCCTCGCCCTCGATGTTGACGGTCTCGATGTTCTGTAAGGCGTTGTCGATGGCAACTTGTGCGACCAGCTCAGGGTCAGACATATTGGCAATGTCGCCACCGAGGACCGAGATGTTCTCCTGGGCGCTGTCGATGTGAACGTTGGCAACCAGTTCCGGGTCACTCAGATTGGCCAGGTCGCCAGCAAATACGGAAAGATTCTGGTCAGCCTCGCCGGTATCGAGCGTGACACTGGCATCGGTTGTTTCGGGAATCAATCCGAGACTCGCAATCAGGTCTGAGACGACGCTAACCAGTTCTTCAATCGAGCCATAGAGTTGTTCGGTAGCGGCCATCAGGTTCTCGGAGGAGACAATGGCTGGGTCGATGCCCTTGGCTAGTTCTGCCGCTGCTTGGTTGAACTGCTCCTGGTTGAGTTCGCCGCTAGCCAGTTGGGCGTTCAGGTCATCGAGACCCTTGTTATACCGGGCACGCGCAGCCTCAGCGCTCACCAGTGAAGCTTCTTCGTCAGCGACGCCGCCAGCGTACCGACCAACCGCCCAGGTCAAATCGTCATATTGCTGTTTCTGTTCTTCTGAGAGTGGAATACCGGCTTCGATCTGCTTATTCAGAATATCGAGCGCGCCTTCCGCGCTACTGAGCATGCCTTCCCAGTGGGAGACATGCGCGCTCGCCTCAGCCACCGAGTTGTTCCATGAGGCGTTGATGATGTGGACGGCATCGAGGCTGGAGGCCAGGCTATCGACTTCCTCTTTGAGCTGCTTGGTTGCACCGCCCGCCGCAGCCATGGCTGCGGGCCTGCCCTGCTCCATA